CGTTTGTCACTTGCGCAACCTCGTAACGAAAACAAGCGCAAGCACTATTGGAAACACACGAGCCAATATTTCCTTGGTCGTATATGGGAATCTTTCTATCCAACTCAAATTCACTTGGAAGTGAAACGGGTGCAGATAAATGTCTTACTGATTTTAAATCACGCTCGTCTTTTGGCTGACGCTGCCAATTAAGAATTCTGGTTTGCAATTATATTTCCTCATAATTTTGTAATTTTAAATCTGCCAATAAATGAAGTCGAAATACAACTCCTCTATCATCTTTTACCAAATAACCTAAGACTTCTTGGGTTTTATATTTTGAACCATAAAAATGGTCATTTTCATATACATCGTCGTAACTTCCATTACCATAATAAATACGGTGGTAAAAGGTTGGAAGCCCGACAATTTCCAACCGTTCAGTTCCATTCCACAAAACTATATCCCCAATTCTAAATTCTTCAACGTTTTTTAATGCTTCAAATACAGTCATCTAAAACTCTCCCTTCCAAATTTTAATAATTAATGCAGTTATTCCTAAAAATAATGCAGTAGCAAAAAGAATACCCGCAACCATCATGTTAATAACCAGATAATTTTCAAGAAATGTAACTGTTTCAGGTTGAAAATTTTCAGGATAATGAATTCTACCAAAATAAACTACGGCCAAGTTCAACAAAAATATAACTACCAAAAATATAATTAACCATTTTCCTTTCATACAAATATAAGTATTTTCTTAGAACTTTCAAATATTTAGTTTGTTAATTTAAAGTTAACGTTTTGAAAGGTTAGACTTAATTAAACTAAATCCTTCCTCATTATTATCAACTCTAAAACATTTATCAATCTTATAACCAGAAGGCAAATGTTTACTTCCAATTAATTTCCAAATCCTTAATTTAGTTTTATCAATACCTTCACCACTTCTACTTGTTGCAAATACGGTAACTGCGTCAGGTTTGTTTTTGGAAATGAACCTTTGATTAATTTTGGTTATGGTTTTGAAAATTGGTAAGGTATAAGATAAATTTGTTTTCTTTGCTTGTGTTTCAAACCCATCTACACTAAATGCGGTATTAAAGACTAATTTAAGTTTAGGTTGAATTATTTCAGAAAATCTAAAATATTCTCCTATTTCTTCATCAGTAAATGATTCAAATCGAATGTAAACTTCTGAACCATCAGTTGTTTTAAATTTAAATTCGTGATCGTTTATTTGTTCATACTCGAATTCATCAATATTGTCATAATCCAGAATTTCATTTAAAAAATCTTTGGTTAAACCTTCATATATTTCTTTGATTTTCATATAAATATCTAAAAGTTTTTAGCATCCAATAATTTACTTGCTCACTGCCTCCGGGAACTGCATTAAAATGATAAACTCCGGGAATTTCCGTAAATAACATTCTATCATCTAAAACGTTCTTTCTTCCCAAATCTTGCATATTGAATTGGTATGGAAGTAATTTAACTTTCCAATCATTATGTCGAACCAACATATTAATTAAGGGTTGATCAGTTCCGACCCCGTACTTCTTTTGCATTGATTGAACCTTTGATTGGTTCTTCCAATAAAAATCCAAAATAGTTTCATGTATGAACCTGAAACTTTTATTCGTTATCATGAATCCAGTATTGAAATAATTCCAGATATGTTTTTGTTCGACATTTGGAGTCCCAAAAAACTCATATTCATAATTTTCAACACTTCGACATAACCAATCATAATCACCGTCATTATGGACAGCACAAAATTCATGTTTTGTTAATTCAAAAAAGTTTGGACATTGAGGATGAATAATCGTATCGGCATCAACCATTAAAATCTGGTCATATTCAATTCCTTCATTTTCTAACAATTGGAAAACATAATGACGTTGAATGATTGGAGTCATTTCTTCAAGCGGAACGACTGGTTCTTCCAAAACCATGACTTGGGAATTATTGTTTTTGGCCCAACGTTTCCAACTTTCAATAGATAACCCATACATATCATCCCTGTTAGGACGATTCGGGTTTTTAATGTTGATTATAAGGATTATGTTTTTATTCATAACATTCATCTATTTTATTCATCCTATCAACCCAGTCTTTTTGAGCAACTTTAAACGCATCGTTTAATTCTTTCTTTAATATTGACCGGCCTATCGAAAACATTATTTGCCACGCAAATCCTTGTTTATAAGTTTTATTTGGTATTTTAGTAATGCAATATCGACAAAATAGTGTTACAGCATAATATGTCTCATCTTTCCATTTACTTCTCTTGGTTTAACTTGAACTTCGAAGTAAGAGGCAAATAATACGGCAAAAATTAAAAATAATCGTTTCATTTAAATTTGTTTAATTAATTCGTTTGCAATTTCAACACTCGTCCCAATCTTTCCACTGAAAATGCTGTAAAGTTGGTCTGAATGTTTGGTTATGTAACTTGGCCGGGCATCATCATGTTCTCTGTCCGGTAAAACGGTTCTTACTGTAAACATTGAACCTTGATAATGAACGTTACCTATTTTTTTATTTAAACCTTTATTTGATTCAGGTAAAACTGGTTCACCTTCAAATTTAAAATATTCATTTAACCCATTCAAAATAAACGGAAAACGACTTAAAGAACTTTTAACAAGTCCAATATTCAAAATTTTCAAATAACCATTAGGAACTTGAAATATTTTTCCAACTTGACGTTCATGTATGGCTTCGCTTACATGGCCGACAACATGAAAATATGGATTACTTCCGTATGGATCAATACAGCAAAATTCACCGTCAACTACAACGATACCTTTATTTTTATATTCTCGACCGATTGAAACCAGCGCCTTTTCACAAAGTTCAAACTGATAATCGATATGTTGATCAGAAGGTAAAAGTTCATTTATATTTGCGTAAGTTGAATTTATTACTAAATCGAACCTTTGCAAATCTTTACGCTCAAATTTTTGTGCGTAATTAACTTTGATATTTGTCTTTCGCAATCTTTCGACTATATCCAAATACAATTTTCCTACATCAAAACTATTTTCTTCGACTTTTAAAACAGTTTCAATATTTTCTTCCCACAAAGGTAATGTATATTTAGGGACAATTTCAAATTTTAAGTCGTTATTAACTAAAAATTTACAATATTCGTCAGAATTAACCTTAGATCGAGTCGAAATTGCGTAAAAACGCTCATAACCCGAATTCACAACAGCATTTGGGTAAAATTCTTCAAACGCTCTAACCCCACTAAGCACCTGTTCAACTGTTTCCTTTGAACGAGGATAATGATAACCCCTATGCAGCCGGTACTGATTAATTCCGCTGGCTGCTGATAATATGGAGGTATTTTTTTCAAAAATTTCAACTTGCGCCTTTGGAAATTTTTCTTTTAATTTTAAAGCAGAAGTACAACCAAATATTCCTGCACCAACTATTGCTATTTTCAATAACGTACCCTTTTACTAAAATTTGTGTCTAAATTGAACCGAAATATTAACGTTATCCAAAAAAACGTCAATGTTTAAACATAATTTTCGCTTAAACATAACTTCGAAGTTGATCGGAGTATTGTATCCCTTCTCCTTATGAACGTAATGAAATGGCGGTAATCCGGTATAAAACCGAAAGTTCTTATATTTAAAAACTCTAAATGACATTTTTGCGTATAAGCGATCATCCCCATTAAAATTGGTCAAATATTCTAACCTCAAAAATGCCAAATCAATATCTTGCTCCCATTGAACAAATGCAAAATTCCCATCATTGTGACTTAGACTTATACCCGTATAAACATCATTTAGTTCTTGTGAAAATAAGGTTAAGGGTAAAAACAATAATGGGAATAAGAGTTTCATGACATAAATTCCTGTTTAATCCAGTTTAAAACGTTTCCGGTTGGAGAATAACCAATTTTTTGAATTTTTGAAATATCCGCCAATGTTTCACTTCTACCTACAAATCCTTCCTCAAAAACAATTGGATGATTAAATGCTTGTGCGATTTCAAGTATTGAATAATTAACTTGACTTCCTACTTCATAAATATCAAATTTATTTTGTTCTAACATTAAAATATTCGCGTTTACAATATCGTTAACAAAAGTGAAATCTCTTTTTTGATTCCCGTCTCCGAAAATAATCAAAGGTTCATTGTTGTCTTTTCTATCCTTGAACTTTTGCAAAACAGTTGCGTATCCGCCAGAAGCCATTCTTTCTCCATAAACGTTGAAATATCTTAATATTTGAATATCCATTCCATATAAATGTGCATACATTTCACAAAGTTCTTCCCCGATTAATTTTGAATGTGCGTATGGATTCGTAGGGTCAAATACTGAACTTGAACTTGAGTATATGAACTTTTTAACTCCTTGCTTTCTACACGCTTCCAAAAGGTTCAACGTCGAAACGATATTGTTGTAATAATAATGTTGAGGGCGATCATAACTTTGAGGTATCCTTGCTACCGCCGCTACATGAAAGACTGCATCGACGCCCTTCAAATCAATTTCAGAGGTATTGCACAAATCAATATGCAAACCAGTTACTTTTGAGTTTCTATATTTACCAGTCGAACCATTATCGATACCAATAACTTCGTGTCCTAATTCAAGTAGACGTTCAGTTAAGTGACTTCCAATAAATCCTCTCCATCCCGTGATTAATACTTTCAATTATTGATCTCCCCAAGTTTGTTTAAATTCAAAATTACCTAAATAAATGTTCCTAACATCATCTAAAAATTCTTCCAGAGAAACTGGCAAATCCCAATTTAACATCAACCGGTAACCCGAGTCTGTCCACCAATCTATTGATTTGTTATTTAAAATTAAATAGCCTTGGTAGTCATCAGGAAGTTGGTCGATTTTATTTCGGATGCTGGGAATATCTGTGTAATAAATTGCTATTGAGTACATTATTTTATTGATATTTTTCTTTAATTAAATCCCACGTCTGTTTCATCACATTTATCCTATCTTCAATCGGAAATCCTGTAAAGTGCCAAACATAGGCATATTTGATAAAATAAGGAGTTGAGTCAAGTTTTAATTGCCAATTCCCGGTGAACATATTTTTACGATGGATTGATAAAAGGTTCCATTCAGGATGCAACATTTCAATTTCTACATTATTTTTTTGTAAAAAGAAATTTAACAATGTTTGCTCTTTACCACCACCTTCAATTTCATGTATTTCATCTTGTTTTTCTAAATAAAAGTCTAACAAAGATTCAAATATATGAAGGTTTTCGTAACCACAAAAAAGAACTCCGGCATTTAAATATTTCATTAAATCCAATTTTACATCCGGAAAGAACTTTTGTCTCTGTTTAACTGAATCTAATAACCATTTCAAATCACATAAATCATTTACACCGTAAAACTTCCCATATTCAACTTGGTCAAATATATTTGGTGCATCCCAACGAACCATCGTATCTGAATCAATGACTCCGATTTTTTGGTAATCTTGACCAACTAAATACACTTTTTCTTTATTCCATATAGGAAATCGTAGCCTTGGGTCGTTTTCAGTACAAATGTATAAATCAATATTATAACGTTTGCAATAATGTTCCCAAGTTTTGATACAATACTGGGCATATTCAGAATCTTTGAACTTTGAAGTTTCTGAATCGATGCTGGTGATGTAGATTAGATTTTTATTCATTTATGAAAAAGTTGGATTATCTTGCCAATCTGAACCTGCACCAGAACCACCAAATTCTCCTCCACCAAATTGACTTTCGTTGATTATTTCCCCAGTTGACATGATTGGTTCTGACATAAAAACATCAATATTTTCACGGTGTAGCATATAATGACTGAAATAATCAGTTACATTTATATTATTGGTTACAAAAAATCCACGGTCGTCTCTTTTAATATCTTCTGAAAGAGGAGTAAATTCTTTTATCCGCTTATAATATTCACGTTTTTGAATATCTCCATGCCAAATATGAAATAGATTTCCTTTAACGTATGAAATCAATGGTTTATTTCTATTTGGATATTTTAATATTCGTAAATTTTCTCCCTCTGCTAAATAACTCCAAGATTTAATATCCTCTAAATCTCCAAAACTCTTTGAAATGCATGAACACGGAATCTGACCAACAAAGGCATGAGCCATAATATGATCTGCGCCGCCAATCAATGCTTTGTCATATAATCCACCAATTTCTTTAAGATATTCAGTCCTTGCGCCCCAAGCAAATCCAACGTGACCATGAACATCATAATCATCTGACATTGCGTTTTTTGGACATAATCGAACATTTGAACCGAATGATCTCCAAATATTATACATCCGAGCAACTACCGACGGCTGATCATTAATAAAATGTTTCCCTATGTTTTGATCTCTGGAAATGTCAGCCTCATCCCGATTTAAATGAAAGCAATATTCAAAAGGCTGAACGACATTATAATTTTCTAGTTCTTTACACGCATCAATTAACCAACGCTTGTTATCAAAAATTACATCAGTATCTAACCAAAATACATATTTGTATTTTCCTTCTTCAATAATTTGTTTGATTATTTTATTTAACAGTGTTTCTTTATGCCACAAATGTTGGGGAACTATAATACTTTCCTTACAACCATTTTTTGAAAAATGATTCGGAATTTCCGGAACGTCTCCTTCCAGAACACCTTCCAAAATAAAATAATTCAAATGTTTAATACTTTCAAACCATTTATCAAATGCCTTCTTTCGGTATTCGTTTCGTTGCGGGTTGAAATAACAAGCAATAATGATTGCATCTTTGTGGTTGTGGTAACCACTTGTAAATAAATTTTTAAAAAAGTTTACCATTTTACGAAGTAATTTATTTCATTATATCTTCCACCAGTTTCAACTTTTAACCCATCTTCTTTAAGACGGTCAACCGTTTCATTACTTAAATCATCAAATACGCAATAGAATTGTCCTTCTTGCGCAGTTTTTTTAAGTTTGTCTTGGACAATGGCCAATTCTACTGTTTGGTATTTTTTACTGACCGTTTCAGCAAGTTGTCGCAATTCTTCTGCAAAGTTCATATTTTTAATTTGTTATAAACAAGTGAACAATATTTAATTTGATTCAAATCAATCATTACATTTTTCGTCGATCCAGTTTTGTGCTTCTTCATAAGTTTTAAATGATAGTGGGGAATCCCAGTCAATTACAAGTTTAAAATCATTTGTTTTAATTAACCCAAATAAATAAGTTTTGCGCTTATAAATCCAATATTCATAAACATCCCACCATACTTCGGTAGGTTCAATTTTAAAATCTTCTTTTTTCATTTTATATTTCTAAATAATAAAAGTTCAGATAGTTTTTCCGGAAGGCCAGAAGCGTTTATATAATATCGATCTGAATGTGACCATTTATCATATGTAAATTTTGTCGCATTTTCTTTTAGAATTGGTAGCATCCAATCGAGTTCTTGTTTTGTGATATCACTTGATGAAAAACCAAACGATTTCTTTTTCTTATTCATTTTACAAAATTTTCGTGATTTTTAATTGCTTCTGGGTGAGGTACATCAATGAATTGCGCCCATCGTGCTTTGTCTTGTCGGGAAGGGCGAATTATGATTTTATTTTGAACATCTAAACCCGATTCAAAAACATAATTTTGAGTGTTCATTTTTATGTTTTGTAGACCGTTCTCAAAGTCTTGCCAATACTGCTCGTCTTTCCTCCAAATAAGTTCATATCGAAGTTCTTTGTATTTACCAGGTCTCCACCAACAATAATGTCGCACAAAAAAAGAATCTATTTTTTTAAGTTCTTTATAATCTTGTGTCAAATACCCCGAACCCATTTTTCTTCGATAATTATACCAATTATCAAATTTATAAACAAATCTACGATATTTTGGTGAATTTATATTGCAATTTTCGGTATAATATTGGGTTTCTAAAAAATCAATATATTTGACTGATAATCCTTCCCCAATATTCAACTTTGAAACTTCTTCTTGGATTAGTTGTTTATCAGTTTCAAGTAAAAATGAATCGCTTTCAAAACAATAAATTTCATCTTCGATTTCAGGTTCAAAACAACTAATTGATTGGATGTAACATTCGGTTGCAGTTAAATTTGGATGATAAATTTGAGGAATTACACTAACTAAATTTGGATATTTTTCTTCCAAACTTTTAGTCAATTCCCAATCAAACCCGACAATACCTTTACCTTTATAAGTCCATTTACGATTAAATTCTAATTCATCGTTAAATCCTTTATTTTCAGGACCAAGTGGCATTTTTCCTTCCGAAATGAAAATTTGATCAGGATTTAAGGTTTCAATTATATTTGGAATCAAAAACTCCAGCAAATGAAATTCTGCAAAAGATGTTATAACTGCTATTCTTGCCATTCTTTTATATATTTTTTTGCAGTATCAAAACTCAAAATATAATGCTGCTTTAACTTTTTAAATTCTGAAACGGGCCAATTCAAATCATTACATCTTTGTAATTTGATTCGTTTCTTAATGTCATCAATATAGACAACAAATAATTTCTCGTTTTGAACCGAAGTTACAATTGTTCCTACTTTCATATTATTTATCAATTAATTCTAATCTTCCGAGTAATATCCAGTTTCTAACTGACCATTGAGATATTTGAAAATAATCCCGAACTTCTTTTCTGGTTTGAAAAATTTGATTCGTTTCAGTATGGAAAAATGCCTTTTTATTCCATTCTTTACGAGTTTTTATAATCGTTTTTCTCGTTTCTTCCGAATGCTGTTTTCCATAAAACGCATGATTCTCTCCCACAATCAACCCGGAAAACGTTTTACTCATATTTTGTTTATATTCAATCGTGTAAGTTTTCCCAATATTAAATTCAGAAATCTTACGCTTTCCTTCGGATGGATATGGTTTTAAAAATGTCCAATGTTTTTCCCCAGTCATCAATCCAGTTAACGTTTGACTTATTTGCTGTTTAATTTCCGATGACTGAATATTTCCGTTTTCACCACCTGTTCTACAATTATAACATTCGTCCAATTCGATTAATTCCAAAGTAACAACTTCTTTTTCATGGTCACTCGCCGCTTTTCTTGTTGGGTAATCAGTAATAATTTCTTTGGAAAAGTTTTCCTTACCATATTTTTTAATTGCATCTTTCAATAAAGTCCCGGAACCCATATAACCATCATCTAAATTATCAGTAGAATGGATTCCATAATAATATTTACCGTTAATCAAATTGGTAATTTTGTAAAAGTAATTGTGCAATCTTTCATTCTGTTCTTGTTTTGGTTGGTTCATTCAGATTCCTCATGGTATTAATTAAAGACTTTTCAACAAAGAAACTAATCTTCAAACCGTTTTCTTTACAATAACGAACTACAACGTCATGTATAATAGAATCGATTTGTAATGTTTTAAATTTCTTGTCTTGTTTCATACCTATAAGTATCCTAAATTTTACTATTAACTACTAATTCATAGTAGATTTAATGTTAAAGTTTTATTAATGCGCCGACACCGCCCCAGTTTTCATTTCCATTAACAAATTCAAAAACTTCATATAGTTGACTATCAATCATACAAATGTTTGGGTTATCTGACATTCTAACCTTAGTCAAATCCCTCCAAAATTCGCCGACATAGACATTTCTTTCATGATGTCTGTCGCTGATGACCGTATCGTGAAAGCAAATCAGGCCGCCTTTATTGACAAATGGACTGTAATCCAAGAAGTCTTGTTTTACGCCTTCATAACTGTGATCTCCGTCAATGAAGAGTAAATCAATTCTATCTTTGTCGTCCTTTGACCTATTCAGAATTTTAAACCCAATTAATTTTAAAAATTCAATTTGAGTTTTTTCTGAATGACTATCACCTCTAATAAAATGACAATTTTCAAACCGTTCATTAAACCACAAATCTCTCTTATCCATTTCCTCTTCCGAAATTCCACCATGCAGACCACCATCCGACATATCGATTGAAATACAAGTATCTGACCAGCCCCACTGATACCAATGTTCTTTATCCCTTCCAAATACTTCGTTCAACTTGTTCCAAATATAGAACGTTCCACCATATTTGGTTCCTATTTCAAGGACGTTAATAGGACGACCATCTTTCAAACCGGTATTTTGGATTAAAAAGTTGGTCAAATCAGTGATTTCTGACCTAACTTGTGGCATATAGAGTTTATACGCATCATCAATTATTTTTTGAAATTCATCTATCATATCTGTGTATTTTTGTATTTTTTCAGTTGTATGCGTCGAAACTTGGTTCAACGCTTCTTTAAATAGGCTGTTTTTCATCAAATAATTCATTTAAATGGGCGACCATTCTTTTTACCACACCACCATGATCATTAATATCTAACTTTGCAATGAACTCATGATGTTCATTTTTATACATCTCGAACAACTTTGGATTATTTTCCAAAGATGCTTCAACATTTGCAATTCGATCACATAATTTCAATAAAATTGCATCAAACCGTGTTGCGATCTTTGGATATGTCTTTTCTTTACGTTCTACTCTGTTGGTTCCCGGTTCATCAGTAACCAAAAATACTAAAAGAGCAATATTCCAACCAAATGACTTCCAAATTCCTTCAAAAGTACAAGTAGTATCTTCCAAAATATCGTGAAGATAGGCGGCAGTTTGAATATCATCATTTAAATGAAACCGACTCGCAACTTCGTTTACATGATGAAGATGCTCTAAATACGACACATCACCATACATCTGTCCGTGGTGGTATTTGGCGGCGAAGTCTATCGCTCTTAACATAGATTCAACTTTTTCTATGATTTCAGGGCTGGTTCTGTTTCTAATTCTTTCGTATATATTCATATAATTATTTTACCACAAAGATATGGTAAGTTTTTCAATTAACCAAGAGCGTTAACAAATCATTATGAATATTACTTCCAAAAGTCATATAATCCTTCCGTTAATTCAATATTCTCGAAGTTTTTAACTGGTCTGTTTGGTTGAATCTTGGCCCACGCCCACATTTCAGTAAGCATTTGTTTTAAATTGGTTTTAGGTTCAAACCCAAGAATTTGCTTGGCTCGATCATGGTTTGAATAAGCATTTTTAACTTCATGACGCTCTTGAAGATATACAACATTTTTAGGCGTTTTAGTTATTTCAAATAACATATCAACAACTTCATTCAATGTATGAAATTCATCACCACCGACATTAAAGATCGGGTATTCGTAATCATTTTCAGCAACTTTTAAAAACGACTCACAATAATCCGTGACCCAACTAAATGCACGAATTTGCTCACCATCCCCATAAATTGTCACTGGTAAATTATTTTTAATCTGGTTCATCCACCGACCAATTACATTTCTGTATTTAGACCACATATTACAATTTTTACCTATCACGTTATGTGGTCTAATTATTGCCCATTTCAATCCATGTTGTTCTCCCGCAACTTGAATATCCAGTTCAGAAGCGTATTTTGCAATTCCATACGGATCAATGGGTTGACAAATTTGAGTTTCATAAAATGGAACTTTATTTCTCCCGTAAACCGACATACTCGATAAATATATTAATTTGCAATTATATTTAATACAATGATTTATTAGGTTGGCCGTAATCATAATGTTGTTTTCATATGAAAATTTCCGTACAAAAGGTGAGAAGCCTTCTGCGGCGAACGCGGCCATTGAATAACAATACTGGATATCATGACTTTCAAATATGTCTGACAAATCTGATTGTGCATCTCTTAAATAAAAATGAATTTGAGATAGATCAACATTTTCAAGATACCCATCAGATAAATTGTCCAATCCTATAATATCATAGTCAGTGTTTTCATACAACCATTGTGCAAAATTACTACCAATTTCTCCACATATTCCTGTAATTAAAATTGAAGGTTTACGTTTCATTTATTTTCCTCCACGTTTCATCAATTTGGTTTTTAAGTTTTGAACGTTGTTCATTTGCCGTTCGCAATCGCTTTTCTTGGGCAATGAAAACATTTACATCCGGAGTTTCTTTTTTTGTTTCCTCCAACCTTTTACGGTCACTTTCCCCAATATGAATATCCGAAACAATTAACGAATCCAAATCAGTCAGCAATTCATTTACAAAGGTTCTACGTTCTGAAATATATTCGTATTCGGGTTCAAGTAAACATTTTTCAATTTCTTGGCGTATAAAACTAATTAATTCATCCTGATGAACCGTCAATTCCATATTTCCTTGTTTAACAAAGAAATACCACTTAATTCGCTCAGTGATTAGGCGGTCAAAAAGTGCTGATAAGGTGTTTACATTTGTTATTCTCATAACAACCACCCCGTCAACAATGTGCCAAAAATTGACATTGCAATTAGAGGTAATGAACTTTTAATTTCCTCCAAATTCCATTTTTTTAGCCAATAAATCCCTTCTAAGAGAAAGAATAGGGTCATTAGTATAAAAATAATATGCATAGTTTTAAAAATCATCATCATATTCACATTTTACCAGTTTTGTATTTAGTTGATCTATTTTTTGGTTCAATCTTCTGTAATCTTTGAAAAATAACTGAACCTGTTGTTTTAAAGTTTCATCATCAGGACGGTTGGGACGTTTTATTCCCGCAGTAACAAAATTATCAGTTTCAAATACTGCTTTAAACGTATCTTCCCATTCATTCAGATTAACTTCTAATTTATTATGTTCTTCTCGAACATCTTGTTGCAAGGAAGTTTTAGTTGGTTCAATATCAACTCGACCAATCTTAGGCGGTTTCTTCCACCAAACTAAAAATGAAAATATTATTTTTTTAAACCAATTTAACATTGACCGTATCCTTCCATTTTTGAAATCCAATCGTAAGTATGTAAAACTAATTTATCTGGACTGAACCTTTGATTGAATTCGTATCTAAAATTATTTGTATAATAGTCTTGGAACGCATTAAAATCGCTCAGGATTGACTCTATCGTTTCTTCCATATCAGAAGCGTCCCATTTAATTGAAGCGTATGTGGTTTGATTATATGGGTTTGGGGCGGTATTGACGTGGGACATATCAGGTTTCATCAAAATAGAACCAAACTGGACTGCTTCAAAATCCCTCGGAGCAATTTCTCCGTACCCAAATGGAGCCAAAATAATCTTACTTTGACGCATTATTTGGTAATATTCATTTGGGGGAATATGTTGTCCGTTTTCAATCATTTTAATGTTGTATTTATCTTTCAATGACAGCAAAACATCGATAAACGGTTTTCTGAATTTATTATAATATTCAGAATGTTTTATTTCCCATTCCCAGTTTTCCTTTACCGGATATGAAAACAATGCACAAATATCAATCGGTTTATCAATTTGTTTATAATTGAACCACCGTTTGTCGTGAATGGTATTAAGCCAATTACAACCACTTAATTTGACATTATAAAGTTCTTCATTAATTTGATAGTTGTGATCCGGATTTTCTGATTTGCCCCAAAAATACCTCCCCAAAACACTTGGTTCTTTATACCAATCTAAATTATTGTAAAGTGAATTTTTAAACAAATATTTAGCCTTGGTTTCTTTGAAAACGTCCCAACTTCCTGCTAAACTTGGAGAATCACATCCGTCAAACATTACAACATCACCATGTTCACACAACCGTTCCATAACTCTAATTCCAGTTTCTACGACAAAAAGAAAATGTTTGTCTTTTTTGATGAATGTCGGATGTGCTACCCAAAGCATATCCCAATCATTTCCTTGGGTAATGAACTGAATACCAACGTCGTTAAATAAGTTTCTAACGTCTGAAAACAAAAATGGTCGAAATGTGGTTTCGACCCTATGCTTCTCAATTTCATGTAATTTAATCTTTATCATTTCTAATTTCAATTCTCTCAATTACGGCAGCAATTAAATAAATAAACAACCCTAACCAAATTTGATTAGAATCAAAATGTCCTCCTTCTGGGTTATTTGAACAATTACATCCTGCACCATTACAAAATACAAATATTGCGACTAATTTAATTATATCTATCATTTTTCAAGTGTTTTGTAAAAGTCATTTTGTCGTTTTTGACGTTGAAAATCTTTAATATGAAAAATACACCAACTTAAATCAAATTCACCATTTGTGAAATTGGTTGGTAAAATTGAATAATTTTTAAATCCGGTCAATCGTTCATGTACTTGACCTTGATATTTAATTCCGATACCATTTTTCCAAATCCGTTGTTGAGGATCGTTGAAGTTGACAATGTTAGGAACTAAATCTCTGTAACTACAATCTTTTAATATTTTTTTACTTTCAGGTTCAGTTACGGTAAACGTTTGAACATTCCAATTCATTTGTCTTGTATAATCATCTGACAAATCGTTGACAACGTTAAACCTTGGCAAAACAAATAAATCAATATCAGGATTTTCACTTAAAAGACCTTTAACATTTAAAAGTAAATTAGGATGAATTAATTCGTCAGCATCAATCAAAAATGAATATTCTTTTGTTGCTTGGTTAAGTAAGTTATTCTTGAAACTTGCAAAATCTTTGTTTAACGGATATTCAACATATTTGACTCTTACATCTTTTAAAGAATTTCTTACTACGGAAATAACTTCATCGGTAACCTTTCCTTGGTCGCCTTGAATTATGATTTCATCTTCACTCCCAATATACTGAAACAACTGCTTCAATAATTTTGAAAGTTCCAAATGTTCATTATGAACTGCTATTAAATAACTAATTTTCATTTATAACTCGAGTTTGAAATTCATCAAATGCTTCTAAAAAAGAAGTAAAATATTGTGCGTTATTTGGGTCTAAAACTTCTTCAACCAATTTATTATCTTGATCAGGAATCTTACGCCGTATTTCAAATTCATAAATGTCTTCCGGTAAACGGGCGCGAAACGTATTCACTTCCCACTGATTATCAGGAGTCGGAAACAATACTGAATTTTGAGAAAATTGAATAAGTTTAAACCATTTATCAGTTCCGTTTACAAAAACAGAATTACGAACAAATTCAGGAATTTTTTCCTCAAATCCTCCATTCCATTCACATAAATGATAACCTGTTTCCAAACAAAGTCTCATTCCATCAACGACCACTACTGATTTATTTCCAGTAATGGGGCTGTTTTCATCGTAATTCCAATTATTCTTTTTCTTCATATATTCTAAACTCATTTAAAACGCAAATTATAATAAACGTCAACATAATAACAATATCACCAATCATACTTTTTTAAGTGATGGAAGTTTTAGTTCAAACCTCTTCGGTTCGTTTTCCACAAGTATAACGTTTTTATTCCAAATTTCCAAGAATCTTTCCTGCATTTTTGTTAATGAAAAGTTATCTTTGGTGTACTTGGGATGTTTCCGACTTCTTTCCAAATGTTTTTCGTAATTTTCAAACACATCAACCAAAACTTGACTTGCATATGAATAATTGACTGTAAACCACTGACCTTCTTTCGGAAGCCACTCATTTGCAGCACTTGGATGGATTTGAGTTAATTGGCCCGGAAGCAAAACTGAATAATCGCGATTTAAAAAGTCCAAATGCCCACTATATCCACTTGCGATGACAGGTTTACCAGTAGTTGTAAATTCCAACAATGGAAGACCATATCCCTCGCCCTTAGTCAAAGAAACCAATGCTTTGATTTTAGGATGATTGTAAAGCGTATTCATTTCATTGTCACTCAAATCACCGTTAATCAAATAAATATTTGGAAATTTACCTGTAAAACCTTCGTGACGGATTATTTCTTGAATGTCATTTATTTTTACAATAATTTGATCACGTTCGGGATATGAAAATCCGGCTCCATTTACTTTTAAAACCAAGGCAGGTCTGTTTTTCTTGTTTTTAAAGGTATCCAAAAACAGTTTAACCGTCATACCTATATCTTTTCTATCTTGACCCAATTCTCCGCTTAACCAAGTTCCAGTAACCAAAAAACAGAAACTTTCTTTGATTTCATTTATTTGCTGGACAATTGGACTGTCCTTTAAATAATTGTCTTTATTGAAAATATTTGTATCCAAACCTTCAAACAAAACTTCAACTGGTTTAGTTACTTGAAGCGTATGCTCAATTTGACCTTGGGGATTTTTTTTGTCATATTTGGTTCCAACCAAAACATCTTTGGTAAATTGTGAAGGAACTAAAATTAAATCGACGTTTTCTGAACCTTGAACAAAACTTAATGGGGCAATAGTTACTTCCGTTCCCGCCGTTATACCTATTGATCTTTTACCTAAACGTTGAAATTCGGATGGAATGCTGATTTGGATTGAAACATCAGGCTGTTCAGATATTTGATTAACTTCATGTTTCAACCAAAGTTGATGCATAGGATTGTCACCTTCCAATGCAGTCAATGGAGTTGATCCCCACTTAGTTGAAACTAATTTGATATTATAATTTTCAACTATTTCAGGCGTATTGAAAATGGCAGTTAAAATTTGCCTCGAATGTGTGCCGTAGCCACTTCTCGTTCGGTAGGGTGCGATGATTACCAATGATTTATTCAATTAATTTTTCCTTTTTTACTATTAATAATACAATTATCAATTAACCACATTTCAACTCGATTCCAATCAACAAATGGTCTACCACTTATAGATTCATCATAAATCAATGAACATCCCAATGCAGCATCATCGATATAAAGTTGAGCATATTGTTTATTTGAATTAGTCCGCCCTACATTCGTCTGTTCCGGATTTTCATTTATTCCCCACAATTCAGTCCCGTTTAATTCAAACCAATTAACTGCGTCGGCCAAAGTATGACCGTCAGGCTTTGAACCTCTCATAGTCCATAACATTATTTTATGACCAGATTCAACTAATTGCTTTAATACTGGAACTGATCCAATATCTTTACCGACCAACGGATAATCATGCGTTACGCAAGTTCCATCAAAATCAATCGCTATAATCATATTTCCTTCAAACCTAAAAGTTTACGTTCTTCTGTTGTTAATTTAGATAATGCAGTTTTTATTTTTTCTTTATTTGCAAGTTTCTCGACAAATAAATTTGTATTATAATAATCCAATAATTTTTCAGACGCGACAGATTTCCATTCTGGATTACCTAACAAATGTAAAGATTCATCAAATAGTGTTTGAAATTCATAACCACTTGAGCATTCTTTCTGCACTGCCGATTCTAACCACGACAATAATCGGGTCTCATATTTAAGTAAATCTTCTTCTGTTTCGAATATAAGTTTCATAAATTTAAAAATGGAGGTTTACCAAACAATTCCGTCACATTCGGGACTTGTTTGTTCGTTTATTTGAATAGTTTCATATTTTGGTTTATGTTTCCAAGTCGAAAATAATGTTTCAACTGAATTGATAAACCGTTTACACATTTCTTTGTCTGACATCCCACTTTCTTCACCCATAACCCAATTTCTACCACTTAATCCTCTTCGTTCTCGCTCTTCCCTTCCTAAATCATAAATGAACCTCAATCCAGTTGCAGCATCTTCGGCATCTGAATAATCATCAAAAATATAAGGAGTCATTGGAGAACCTTGTAACGCTCTTGCTCTTGGAAAAATTGGATATGCCCATTCTCCACATTTTTGATATTGACCTCTTGAATTAGAAGCAAAAGTTGGAGTTATTTCAATCCAGTCACCATTTTCATCTTCAAACCTCAGTTGATCCTGTAATCCACCAGTAACAGGTGCAATTAACATCGTTCCGCACATCAAACTTTCATTTGCAGCCAAACCAAATCCTTCGGCACTTGACATAAAGAAAGTACAATCGCTAAGATTGTAAAACCAATTCAATTGTTGAGCAGATAAAAGTTCTTGATTAAATAAAACTTTGTAATTCGGACAAACGGCTTTTTTAACAGCCATTAAATCAGTTCCGTTTTCATCAACTACGGCAGTTTTCATTATCAAGCAACAACGTTTTGCTTTCTCTTTCGGGAGTTGATCGCAAAAACGTCTGAAACTTAGAATAATGTCTCCGGGTTGTTTTCTTCTAATGTTTCGACTATTGTAAAATACAATAAAATCAACGTCATGTTTCTTCTTAAATTCTTCTTCAAACCGTTTAAATTCCAACCAATCTGGACTGTCAGGTGTTTGTTTAAAATAATATTTTGAGTTTGAACCATGAGGCACATAACTCAACAAAACTCCGTTAATATCGTCAACAACTTTGTCGATATCAGTCGTTTTAGTTCCATGTCGACGTAAAACTTCTTGGTTAACCATTTTGGTTTGACGATTGATTGACATTAATAAATCGCAACTTGCATACGCCGAAGCATTCCAATTCGAATACGGTAAATTGTCCCAAATTGTTAAATAAGCCAGAGGAATCTTATATTCGCTTCTAAGTTCGTGTTCCATTGCAAAAACGTGACCAAAAAATCTCGGGTCGGTTATCAATAGTAACAAATCAGGTTTTTCATAATGAATAATTTCCCTGATTACATCTTGATTTCCATATCCGTTATGGCAGTAGATTTTCACCATCGGAGATTCTACTCCGGTTTCCCGCTCAACTTCTTCACTTAAATTCAAAATTTTACCGTGGTCGGGATGATTTAACGCAGCCCCAAGTTGAACCCAATCGTATTTGTCGCAAGTTCCTAAGACTAATTCTTTGGAAACAGTAGCAACTCCCGAATGGAACTGAAGCGAATCTGATATTAAAAAAATCTTTTTACGTTTTGGTCGTTCTACTCCGATTTTACGGAGTTTGGGTAATTGAATTTGCAATTATACGTTTCCTTTCTTATATATTTTTAAGTGTTTCTTTAACCAAATCTTCTAAATTATTTAACGGATTCCGACCAGTTTCTTTTGTATAAATGTAATCTAAATACCGATTATTATCACTATTATCAGGTCTCCCGTAAATAATAGGTTTATCGGAATATACCCATCTACCAAACTCAACATTGGATGTGAATCCGAATATCTGATTATCGATAGAACGTGGTATCCAAAATAAGATTACATCAACAAGTTTCAAATACTCACATTCCCAATCAATAACATCTACATAATCAGCCCAATGATTGTGTTCAGGTTCAGGTATAATCAAAGTCCCCTCAAAATTATTTTGCCTAAATAACTCAACTATTTCCTTTCTCCATACCAAAGTTTGACCTTTTCTTGGAGAACAACCTGCAAGGAAAATACTTTTTCCTTGTATTTCTTTGTGCTGACCTGAATAAATTAAATTCACGGATAAACTTGAGTTTTGGTTATAAATGCCATTTCAGTTTCATATGCAATTTTTAGCCGTTTGTAATCGTCTAATGCAGCATCAAAATCGCAATATTCATCCGAACCTACCCAAAGACACTCATGTTCGTTATGATATGACGAAATGGGAGACCATTTTTCCTTCCACCACATTGGGGATTGATATTGTCTCTCAATGTTATACGTTTCGGGAACAACAGAATCGTGTCTTGTATTTCTTACAATTCTGAATATTTCTTCAAATTTTTTCATTAAATTGTTTATTTTTAATAAGGGAAAACGTTTTCATCATAAAATTTTTGCATGGCATTCCAGCAAAACAAAATTTCGTCTTCTGATACAGGTTTAAAGTGCCAAGCATCAACTCCAACATTGATCATATTTTTTTGAACCTTCCAAAGTCCGTGAATATGACCTGTAATCGCGAAATCAAATCTTTGCCGGTCGTTGTCCCAAAGTTCTGATTTGCATTTAATTGGATAGTGATTCAAAAATACTCCTTTGATTGTCTCTCCTATATGAATAACTGTTGAATCGAAGATGTTATCGAAATATTTTCCTAAAATGTCCAATTTATCTTCGTCGTAATTTCCGACGATAAGATTAAATTTTGATTTGGGATAAGATTGTCTGAGACTTTCAAAATAAAATTCATCGGATAAGTCATAAATAACATCGCCCAAATGCCACAGTTCATCTCCATCTTTGAAATCAGAATCTCTAAAATTAACAATTATTGTTTGATTTTGTTCATGTATCGATCTAAATGAACGATAAAAAAGATTGGGCTTCCCATCAATTCCAATTCGGCCATCTCCAAGATGCCAATCGGATGTAAACCATTTTTTCATTTTAAATTATTTTTATATTTTTGATATTCGATTTCTAAACTTTCATCTGGATGGGACTTTTCATTACAGTACGGACAAATTAAAAGTTCACCATCATCACTATAACCAACAAGTTCGAAGTTACCATTTTTGGAATTAACTGAAATACAGTTTTTACATCGACAAAGCGAAGGCATATAACAAGATGGACAATAAAACACACCCAACGTTTCACTTTGGTTTGACGTAAACTTTTCGCCAATATCTCGGTCTGGTTTCGACATAAAAATATTTATTATTTTGTTTTAAAATCTTAACTTCTTTACCTCGAACCTTTCTAACTTCATTGGTAACTTTGACATTTCTAAGTTCGGTTTGATAAGTGTACCAAGGACTATGAGTTTGTGCCTGTAAAGTTGTGCATATAAGTATCATTTTCAAATTAAATGAACACAACTTCTTTACCCAACTTTTCTGCATAACGTTTCGTACTTTCATATAATGGTTTCCAAGATTTACTTTCAGGTTCATAACCAATAAAAAGTTTATCACAATTCCTTACTAAAATTCTGTATCTGTCAATAAGTTGGGTCGGATGAAATCCTTTATTGAAATATTCCTCTTTTAAAAATGAGTACATATTCCAGCCTGTATAACTTGGATTATATTCTTGGTAATCAAACTCAAATAGAAGAGCATATTTTTTTACGTCATATTCAATTCCAGTTTTATTTCCACCACTCAAAATTATTGCATTTTTTTCTTCTTGTCGAACCTTAAACAATAATTCTTTAACTGTTTTGGTTTTTTGGCAAGTTTCCGGACCAATAATAGCAATTTTCATTCTTCAATTCTATTTTCTGGTGGACAAAGTTCAAAGTTATCCTTAAATTCACAAAAACGACAATTAAAACATCCTTTACCAGCCTTTGCAGTATAATTAATGAGTTTATTGTAACTTCCATCCGGAAGGAAACAACTATTTACAAATGCCTCAAATGTTTTCAAGGTTCTATTATACGAAACTTTACCTTGTGAGGGTTTAAATTGTTGAATTCTTCGTTGAGGCCATGCCGAATCCAGATCAACTTTACGTTTTAAAATGACAAACTCAACTTCAATCTGGTCAATCGGAACATTATACTGCTTTGAAAAATAAAGTTTATAAAGTAGAAGTTGGTCTATTTTAGTCTGGTCATCCTTATCCCATTTAGTCCAACCTTTTGTTGAAGTCTTCAAATCCCAAATATAAAACTTGGGTTCGTTTTTGTGCTTAAAAACCACATCCAAAAACCCCATCAACAAGACATTTGGTTTATCCTCAACAGGCGGAATTAAAATGGGAAGTTCAGTTCCGGCTAACTCCCAATTTTTCCTATCAAAATAAACTTTACGCTTTTTCCGTAAATAATTCAATGTTTCCAACCCATCCAAATAGAATTCTGTCAATTGTTCTTTGGATGAAAAATGTTGTTGGTATTTTTCTACATCGGCAGCATAATTTTGTTTTAATTGTTCCATTAAAAGTTTATCAAATTCCAAAGAATCTGCCTTTTTAACGGTTTCCAAAAACATCAACTGAACATAATGTTGGATGATGTTGTGCATTGAATTACCAAATACAGTATGAATTGAGGGTTCATCTTTTTTAATTCTATCCGCATACTTCAATTTCCATCGAAGGGGACATTTTTGGTAAGTCGAAAATTGCGTGTAACTGATGTAAGTTGAGTTTTCTGGTTTATTTGGTGTTTGGGAAAATTCTTTACTTACAAATGTTGCTTTCACTTCTTTAAAAATTTAACAAAATCGCCCACTGCTGCAAAAATAATGAAGCATAGAAAAACGATTCCCATTAACGTTATAATATTCAATAAATGGTTCATTACTCGAACCTCGGTATGTTTGTAATATTGGTATTCTTAGAGTCCAAAATCACTTTTGAGTTGTTTATCCATAAAACCACAACCATGAAGATACTCCTTTATTTCTTCTTTTGAGGTTATTTCCAAATAATCATCAACTTCACGCTCACTTAGTTGTAAACGTTCCGATAAAAATTTCAATAAAGTTCCGTGTTTTGAATCAAGTTCTTTTTGTGATTTAATATATTTGACAAAGAACTTTTGTTTTGGAAGTAAATCCAAGTAAAAGTTATAATATTGCTCATTAGTCATTAAATCAGTCTTAGGTTGGAAATATGCAATTATATCCAAATAATCCTTTGACATAGAAAACCATCTATTCATCATAAATGGTTGAACCTTTTTCTGATCACTTTCAGTTTGTTCTTTCCACGGAACTTTATTGAAGGTTATATCATTTAATAAATCAAAGATTGTCTTTTGTTTCAACGCTATCAAATTTAAAAGTTACATCAACTTCTGAACTTCCGTGACTTTTCTTTGGTTTAACCTCAGCCTTAACGCCTCTATCTTCAAGTTCTTTTTTAAGCGAACTTGCAAATTCAACAACTTCTGGTTCAATGGTTTCGGGTTGTGGGTTATATTCTTCAAAGAATTGTTCACGGCTTTCAATCGCTAAACGTTTCCATTCCCATTCAGTAATAATTTCGCCCTTTGAATGACGTTTCCATCCTCTTTTACAGATGTACTGTTTTGACATTTTATTTTCCTCTTATTTTAATGGTAATATTTCTATTGTATTATTGTGTTCAACTGGAATGAATAAAAATGTTAATTTATTCATTTGCTCATTTTGCTCGGAATTATTAAAAATGAATGTTTGTTTGAAAAAATTAATATGTTCAACCCATTTTTCTTTTTCAATATTTCTAACATCAACTTTAACAATAATAATGGTTTTCATAGTTTTTTTAAGTTAGTTTAATTTTTGAATCAGGTTGTTTAGTTATTCCCAATGCTTCTTCAACATCTTGCATTCCTTCTGGAAACATTTCCAACAATGGCATTTGACAATCTTGACAACGGAAGGCTTGTACTGGAAAAATCGTATCTTGTGGCTGGCCGGTAACAAATCTTGAAATTTTTCGCAATAAAACTGATGGTTCAAAAAAGAATCCTTCACAATTGGAACATTTAATTCCGGTACTTTTCTGCATTGCGCCCAATAACTGGGCATTCATTTGTTCTGGTGTTGGTTGCATTTATATCCTATTTTTTAGTTCTTCTAATTTGTCAGTTATATCCAAAATTTCCATTGTTTCAAAATTAGTAAAATAAACTTTTGGTTCATCAAATCTATCGTCATATTTAAGAACGTATTCCCATTTTTCCAAAAAATCTTCACGTTCATTTCGCTGATAATTCATGATATAAGGTTCTTTTCTCGGATCCACTGCGTATTTAAATCCGAAGTCTCCTTGTAGATACATATTTGTTACGATCGTATATTGTCTCATTTTCTAAAATTGAATTATTTCGGGTTCTTTGGGAATCTCCATGACCCAATTACTACTATTAAAAGAAATTGTCGCCATCGTAGTGGTTGAAAGTAACTTTTTATGCGAACAATTATTACATTGAATCCAATGATGTGTGAGTTTGTAACCAGTAGTCGTTTCAATTTCGTCTGAATTAAATTCGTGAAATTCAAATGACAAACATTTAGAACATTGCTGTTTAGGTGAATTGTTATACACGACCATTTTATTCCTTTATTTCCATTAAAATATTAATAATCATCGCCATAACTTGAATTTCTTGGTCAACTACTTGGTTTGACCTAAATTGGTGTTCAGCAAGTTGAATAATTACACCGCTTCTTTTTCCGTTAGGAGCAAAATCATTCATGTTATCAAATAAGTATCGGAACAATTCAGTAAAGTCCCGAACCTTTGCATCCGCAATTATTTGTCTGATATTTTTGAAAATGACATCTGCGGGTCTATCCAAATTTTTAAGTTCTTCCAAAATTGCTGAACAATAATCATTCGTTGTCATGTTATCGTTGTTATAAATCAATGTCCCTTTTCTGGAATTGATATAACAATATTGCAACATAGCACGTTGATCTGGGTAATATTTTTTTATGATATTGACCAAATCCTTTTTATCATATTGAACCTTTTCAATATCTAAAATCCTACATAAGTTTTCAAGAATTTTAAGTGGAGGCGGAGATTGAATTAAAAAAGGATGACATCGGGAAATAATTGATGGTAAAAATTTGTCTATGTAGTTTCCCGTAAGGAAGAACCGGGTATTTGCCGATTTTTCTTCAATTACTGCATTAAGTGCTGATTGTGCTTGGCGACCAAACCCACTAAATTCATCAAGTATAATGATTTTCCACCGCTTAAATGATGCAGTAGCAGCAATTCGTTTAACTTTATCTCTAACTGTATCAATTGAATTTTCATCACTGGCGTTGATATATGTTACATCAGCATCCAGCATTTTAGCAATCAATTTACACGCACTTGTCTTTCCTGTTCCGCTTTTTTCGGAGTACAATATCAAATTCGGAACATCATCTGTTTCAATCCAACCTTTAACTTTTTCAATAAAATCGTCGTTACCAACATATTCATCCAAGGTTTTAGGACGATATTTTTCTGGCCACCAAGTATTTTCAAGTTTACTCATTCAAAAGTTTATTTATTTCAATTAAAAATTTATCGTTACTGTAATATTTTTTTCCCATTTTTTCTGCGTCCTTAATCACTCTTTCCTTCCAACTTTCGTAATTGCTTATCCTATCCATAAAAAAGTTCAGCATCTCCATTCTATGACGCATTAACGAAATCATGTTATTTCTTTTTACTATGTTTATTTTTGGGATTAAATAATCTTCGTGAAAGAAGATTTGATAAAGATGTCTTTTTTGTAGAAAAGGAACTACACCGTGTAACATTGCTTCGTATATAAAAACAGGATCATGTTCAATTTCTTTGGCACTAAACATGAATTTTGCAACTTTGAAAAGTTCAGTATATTTTTCTCTATCCTTATACTGGAACTTATGTGAATAAGTATCCAAGAAAGAATAATTTAAATGATGATCCGCTTTTATTGACTTCCAAACTCGGGATTGAATTTCATCTTTGATTGGCCAAGGATTGAATATGATGTTTTCTTTTGTTCCTTGTTGAACCTTTTCCTTCAAATATCCAAACGGGTAGCCAGTTACAATTCCCTTATCCTTTACACTTTGATGTCTACGCGAAAACATTTGATGGTGTTCTTCACAAAGAAAACAATTCAAATCGTAAGTTTTGAACAAGGACATTTCAAAATTATAGCCTCCACTATTCTTATCCTTCAATCTATTTGTCAGCGGGGAAAGTTTATTAAAAATACTATTTCCCCAAAACCCAACCATCTTAAAATCAATTCTGTATTCCTCTCGAAAAAACGACAACGGAATAGCAACAAAGTTCCAAGCATTTGCAAATATAAAAACATCGCCTCTCTTAACCTCATTATTTGCAAATAAATCCAATACCGATTTCATTTGTTTGTGTTTGAAACTTAAATCGGTATAAAGATATGATTCATGACTGATATATTGTCCGTCGATAATTCGGACGTTGTACTCTTGAAAGTCTTTACTTTTTAGGAAACACTCTCGCCAGTAAACGTCCGAAAAATCGTTAATTGGACTGTAATCAGTTAAAATCCATAATGTTCGCTTAGTCAGCCCGATCACTACTTGCCAATACTTTGATTACCTTTGTTTCACTTACAGAAATGAGTTCCCAATCAAAGTTTACACCAAAGTATTCTTTGGTCACGGTTGCTTCTACTTCTGTCACCGATTCGGCATCAACCAGAAAAACTTCCGTAGATTTCTTAATTTTACCTTTGTCGTCTTCCTGTTTAACTTTTACTTTTGCTTGATAAAACATAATTTTAAATTGTTTTGGTTAAATAATATTTCGTTTTTTTAATAAAGAAACTTCCTCAACAGTTAATTCTGAAATTGGTTTCTGCTTTAAATATTGAATTTTTTCATTTTCATCTTTGTTGTTTTCTTGAAATTTGATCTCGCTTTCATAGTCGCGTCGAACGACAGTTTCAAAATTGATTAATTTTTCTTCCGTTATATCACTCATTTTAATTCTAATATATTCAGAACAATAATCATAATCAAGAATTAAATACAACTCATCGTCAAACTCACATTTGATATAAAAATCATATTCATCTATATATTTTTTAAACAAATAAGGCTGAACTATCATATATCCGCCCTTGGCGTCTGGAATTAACCCAGTATCTTCTCGATATTCTTCAACCGCAAATTCCTTTAAATTGGTCACTCGTCCCAATAGTTTCCAGCCGTATTTTTCAAACAACTGAAAATTTAAATTTGAAATATCGACAGTTTTTGGTCGTTTTGATTTAAATAAATTGAACATTATATTTTGGTTAAAAATTTTGTTTTAAATAATTGTAAAACTTCATTATGACCCAGTATAAAGGTCAATATATTTGGATGTTGTTCTCCGCAACAACCGATTAGATGTGAACAGTTATGGATTAATTCAATCATTTTACCCATTCGTTAAAAGCGTTATTGTAAGCCTCGATAACATCAATAGTCGGATCGTCACTAATCATTCTTTCGGCAAACATTTCAACTTCACCTCGTAAGCCCCATCTGTCGGCTTCTAAAAGGATTTCTTCAATTTGATGTTGAACTGTTAACACGAGTTCAGTTTCGATTTCAAAGTCTTTGTCTTTCATAAGTTCGTTTTAGTATTCGTTACGAGTAGGAGTTCCGTGATGACCTAAGAGTTCATCCTTTACTTCGTCAAGTGTGTATGATTTCATTTGGTATTTGTAAGTTTAAACGGTTACAGGATTCTTTAAATTTGGCCTCTATTTCGCCTTTGGTTGGACGTGAACGTACTTGTGCGTACAAAGACTCAAACGTCATACAATAGTTGTTTAGATTCAAAATTTGAAGCACTTCCGAAGGTTCATTTGTTAGAAAGGTTTGTTTGATTATTTTGGGATTTTTTAAAATACCACCTTTAACAGTTAATAAAGTCTTTTCTGTCCGTACTAAACCTTTATGTGGAACGATACTTAGTTGTTCGAATCTGAAATCGTTTATCGATTTTCGAGTTTCAACAATGGAAATATCACTCAAAAGCATATTTCGATAAGTTCCCTTATATTTACTTTCGCCATCCATAAGGTTGGGAGAATAATAAATGAATTTGCTCCATTCCAAATTATCAGTGAACATTAAATCGACCTGAACAATTTGTTCTTTAAAAGAAACTCCGATTGAAATGATATTAAAACCACTTTGAACTTTGAATTCGATTTGATTTTTAGTTAAAATACGAATTACTTGTTCAAAGTCACCAATTACGGCAATATCAACATCATTACTTTCAAGTTTCTTTCCAAACGAACCAATATAACAATAATCCTTTATATTAAATCCTCTAATTAAACCAGTATGGATGAATTGCTTGAATTCGACTTGGTCTTCTAATTTTATTGGGGTTGAACTTTTAATTGCTTTCATAATGCTTTATACAAGTTTGAAAATGAAAATATTTTTAAGCAATACCAAAATGAATTACTCAACCGAGACGCAACCATCATATTTGGACCGCCAGATTTTCGTAATATTGCCGAATACCATTGACCGTTGATTTTATGGAATTTAAATCTCATCTTCTAATAGTTCTGGATTTTCGTAAATGTTTCCGATTATGTCATAACAATTTATATCTTCAATAATTTCATTCAAATATAACCAAGTGTTTGATTTCGTGTCAGTAATTGTGAACGAAAATAATATATCATCCCACGAAACGATGTGACTATGTTCGCTCATATCATTAAAAACGATATCGCCTTCATAAATTTCTTTTTCGTTTTTATCTTTTAGACCAGTGTATTGCTGTAAAATAACATCTTTATAAACACCATTAACATAATGTTGACCCTTAATTGAAATTAGCATATCAACTCCCGAATCAAAATCACTTTTAGGATAAATCATTTTATCATCCAACCAAACTCTAAATTTAATTTCCCTATTCATGTTCTGGTAATTGAATGTTTAGAAGTTCACCGGGTTCAAAACCAATATAACTTTCTTCGTCTGGGTTATCCGGATGAACCCAATCTGGAGTACATTCATCTTCTACAAATTTCAATACCTTTCTGGCGTAATATTCAGCGTATTCTTTCATAACATCTGATAGTGCCTCATATCCATTAATTTTAAATACATGAGGGTCAACTTTACTTTCAATCAATTCATCAATCTTACTCATTTATTTCAAAACTTTTAAGGTAGTAATTTGCAGTATAATCTTCTCCTGTAAATTTAACAGCCATAACTCCCTGCAAACTTATTGAAATACTTGCTTCTCTGTAATCAGTATTTTCAGTCAAAATAGCAACAAAATTATTACAACTGAAATACAAGGGTGAAAATTCTTCAATAATTTCAACATCAGTAACCAAAACTTTGATACTGTTGACATTTTTACCGGGTTCGTAATTTACAATAAATTCGGCAGTATTATCAAAATTATTTGGAATAACCGCAAACATTGGAGCATCCGAAAGTGCTTTTTTCGCTTTAATAAAGTTTTGAACAAAATCTTTTTTCAAAGTGAAATTAAGGTGCATTTCCGGTAAACCTTTCAAACTTGCACGTTCTTCAATTTGCTGTGGATCGGCCAAGGCAAATGTTGCTGAAATATCACTATCACTAAGTTTCAGGACATTAACATAATCCTGTTTAACTTTTTGAAATTCCAAATTGATATCAGTTCCGAAGGCACTCAACATTGAAAGGAACTGTTTTGTATTTCCAACTACAAACTCACCATCAGGAAGTTCCAAATCTTGATCAATTACTGCTAATACGCTCTTATCTGTACTTCTGACAGTAACTTTTGCTGTTCCGTTTTCAACGTTAATTGGAACCGGGTTCCAGTCGTTTGAACTATCCTTCGTCAAGGTTCCGCCCAAATAATACTTCTGAATGAATTCTACTAAGTTTTCTTTTTTCATTTAATTTTTATTTGTTTAATAATTCTGGATTTTCATAAATATTTCCGATTACTTCTATTTCAGATTCTCCTGCTCGAGTTTCATATACATTCCATTTCCCCTCACATTCTAACCATTTTACTTCTTTTATTTTAATTGGAAACTTTTCTGGGACTATATTGAATAAATGTTGCTTGTATTTTAAAATATCGCCTTCGTAAATTTCCTTACCAGTTTTATCTTTTAAACCAGTGTATTGCTGAAATGACGGATACTCATCAAAATTTATATTATCGATTATGTAAGAAAAATCTTTAATATCAATATGATAAAGAAATCTTTTTGATACTTGATAATATGTCCTAAATTTAATTTCTCTATTCATGTTCTGGTAATTCAAGATTTATAATTGTTTCTTCATCCAAGTCCCAAGTCGGACTTTCCTCCCAATTTTTACGCTTTCCTTTTTGATATGCAATTTCCAAACATCGTTTTGCATAATATTCTGCATATTCTTTCATTGCATTCATATAACATTCAAGTTGTATATCATTTAATGAGGTGATATAATGTTTAAATAAAAACTTATTTAAAAGTAACTTTTCTCTTTTAAATTTTTCCTTACTTTCTTTTTGCGTCATTTTCAATCCATTTATAAGGTTTCCAATCAGAATATCCATATTCAGAACCACCCAAAATTGGATTAAACCAATTAAATTGTTTTTCTGGTTGCGAATATTCCATCCATTTACCAAAAACTAACCATTTAGTTTTACCCTCAATTGTTTTCGGAAACCAAAGGAATTTTTGTTTTTGCCTGTATTTAACTTCCATATTTCTTTTTTTACAAGTATAAGTTATTTTTATGACTTTTCCAAATGGTTTAACATTTTATTTAGAAAAAAGGATTCGGTTCATTTTGTTCAACTTTCCCCCAACCCAAATCTTCCCAAATAGTATCAAGTTTTGATATAAAGGTTTGTTGAAAGACTTTTTCCCTATCAATAAATTGTTCTACAAATTCAACTATCTGCTCAGGGTCTTCGCCTTGACCTTTTAAAGCCATTGTTTCAAACCCGAAAGGATTTTGTTTCATATAGGCATATAAAATTTTATCGCCGTCATCAATTTGAGGTATAGATTCAATTTTGTGAAGGTCTAAAAGTTTATTGTAATTTTGGGCAGATTTGACGTGAATCGGGATGTTCTTAGTTGCAGTTTTATATTTGGAAATTTCTTTCACTGATGTTGGTAACATAATGTCCCAGATAGGACTTTGTTTGTATTCTTTTTTGAAGGTTCGAACCTTTTGATTTAAATTATCCTTCGAAACGTCATTCAACACATCAATAATCATTTGTCGCATAGTCGACCTGAAAATTTTGGGAAACGAACTCCGAACAACATCAAATCCTTTAATTTCAACTTCATCTACGGGTAAACCATTTTTGTTGATAATGTGCATGGCATAACGTTTTTTGGCAGAACCCCAAAATGCCCGTTTTCCGACCATTTCTTGCTTAATTCTCCATGTATGAGTATTGACGTTATGGTAACGCTTGGCATAAATGGAGTATGAATTATTGATTAATTCTTCAACCTCCTTCGCAATTTCAAGTGTCTTGTCAACAAACCCCGAATCATCAAAATTATTGTCCGGATATAAATGTTGAATCAATGGAAGGGATTCAAAAAAACAAGAATCCGTATCCTGATATATACAATAATCTATATATGTTCCAGAATTTATTTTTTTATTGTAGAATTGATTTCCGACTTTGGCGCTCCATTGAACTAAGGTTTGTCCCGTCAATGTAACCGATTCTCCGTTTTCTTTATCATAAAACCTGAACGTCGGAAGTAATAATACCCCATACAATGAGTTTAATAAGATTTTTTGAACTAATTGTTTACGGTCATAATAAACAAAATTATCAATATCACCATTATTGTGATAATCCTTTGCAGTTTTCCGATATTGAGTTCGAGTATCGCCCCAAATAGTCAAAATGGTCGGAATAATACCTTTATTTTTAGTATTATATAAAATTCCGGCAGAAGAAACACTTAAATTGTTATCATTTAAAAACTCCAATAATTCTGAGTGAGTTTGAAACGTGAAGTTAAGTTGTTCTGAATCGTTACCAATTAATTGATCTGAAACGTGGCCTTTTTTATATTTAATTACTGACCAAGGTTTATCACGTTGTGCTACAAAATCATCAACTACATATGATTCAATCCTGCCCCATTTAGTTTCAGGACTGATGTTTAACGTTTTGATATTGTTCGGATATTCAGATTCCAAATCAAGGTCATAGCAATATTTATATAATCCTGAGTTAGGAGGCTTAACAAATGCTCCTTCGGCTTCGGTTTCGTTTCCATACTTTTCAGTAGCAAACGCGACAAGATTATTACGTTTACAATACGTTAATAATGCTCCGTCCAAATAACGACTTGACATCTCATAATCTTCATATGGAACGTGACCTGCATGACAAATACCTCGGGCAATCTCAATCAAGTCCATCTTTTTGTCCAACGCAACCAAAAGTTCTACGTCATTGACGTTGTACTCAATAAACCCGTCAATATTATCCCTGAACAAATCATCCAACGTTCCGTCATATTTGAATTTACCACGTTTAAGTTCCTTTTGAGAAATTGATTCCAAGGAATAGGAACTTTCTTCATTATAGGTAAATTTCTTATATAATTGCATATAGTCCATTTGGGCAACACCTGCAATCTTAATACAAATATCCCTCTTATTCATTGGACGTTCATATACAACTTTAATAGGGCTTAATTTTTGTGCTTGGGAACGTCCTAAAACGTTGCACATTCGATTATAAAGGTAAGGACAATCATAGACCCCGCTATTCCAACCTGAGACGATTGTGGGCGAAATTTTGACCCATTTGACCAAGAAATTCATTAGCAGTTCGCGTTCCGATTTAAAAACCAGAACGTCGACCAAAAGGTTCTGTCCGTTAATAACGATTTCCTTGGTACAATTTTTTAAATTGCCCGTTTCATCCCATAACAAACAAACGTATTTTCCATCATAAAAATAGGCAATGGAAGTAATTTCATTTAGGGCTTCTTTTGGAGTTGAATATCGTAATCCCTTCTTAACCTCAATATCGAAAAACAGAATACGATGTCCCTTCGAAGGTTCATCGCTTTCGAAATATTTATCAATCAAAACCCTTGTCGCAATGGGAACGTCGTGTTCAAAAATCATTCCCTGCTTTTCCGCTTCCTTGCTCCAACTTTTGACTTTTTTAACCTTTAAACCCGTCAGGGTCTTATATTCGCCATTTGGATCAATCTGATACGCATAAGGCTGATATTCGAAAGTACTGTATCCAGTAGTGTCGTCCCACAAGTGACACATCCCTGTTTGACGGTCATGGTAAAAGTTTTGATATGCCATTCTTAATTTTTATCGATCACAATTAAAACAGATGAAACCATCGTACCGCTTTCCTTAAAGGTTCCTTTTGGAAAATTATAAATTTCAGCGTCCAATTCGTCTAACCAATTCCTAAATTCAGTTTCTTTTTTGTTATTTGAAATTTGCCAGTGGGTAGAAGCGATGGTAACAATTCTTCCACCTTTGTTCAAACATTCGTACATCTTCCTGATATGTTCGATGTCTTGATTTTTACTGAATGGTGGGTTGGCTACAATTAAATCATAATAATTTTCCTTTCCAGTTAAAGTTAGAAAATCATCTTGAAGGAAAGTAGTATTTGGAATTTTGGTTAGAAATGTTCTATTTATATCCATCAATTCACAATAATCGACGTTTATTTCAGGGCTGAACCTTTGAATGGCCTTGATAATTGAACCTTGACCTGCGGATGGTTCCAAGATTTTATAATGCGGTTGTATATATGCAAATTGGTTCACAATCCAATCAGAAACATCATCAGGAGTAGCAAAAAATTGAAATTCTTTTTTCAGGTTGCGATTTTCACCATTGGCTATTTGTTCCAATAATTCAGTAGGATCATTTGGAAATACAAATCCCATTGTTTTTCGCCCTACCCATTCTCCACCAATCAAAGTTAATGCCTTGGCAACTTCCTGATATAATTTTCGATCCAATTGACCTTCGGGTAATCGAACAATATTTCCATCAATTGTGCATTTTTGTAGTATTTCTTGCTTAGTCATTAAAAAAAGTTATTATCGTTTTTTATTTGAAATTTAAAATATTCATTAAATCGGTTTTTGGAATCTTCAAAATAATCTTTATCAATTTCACACCCCCAAAAATCAAAGCCGTTTTTGTATGCTGAAATTCTGGAAGAACCTGAACCTAAGTGGGTATCTAAGATTTTTTCTCCGGTTTTGGCAAAAGTATTCAATAACCAATCATAAAGTTCGGTTGGTTTTTGTGTTGGATGAATTCTTGGAGACTTCAATAAAAATCCACCATTGTTACAAAAAGAAAATAATCTGGCACGACCAGTAAATGAAGTCTATGCGTATTCCCATTCACTTACATTTTTTTGATTTGGTCGCACCTTATCCCAACAAATTGGTTGATAACATGGAGGCAAATCAAAAAAGTTTCCGCCCCAAATGATTTGATTTTTACTAACCCGAAACAATTGATCAAAGTAATCAGAATTCGGCGCAATATCCCACGCATCTGCGTTTGATTTTACCATGTTTGCCCAACCTGACGATAATGTACCACCGCCGGACGTTAAACGTTTACCAATACCATATGGTGGGTCAACAATAGCCAAATCAAAATATTTGTCTGGAAATCGCTTCATCATTTCCATACAATCTTCATTTGATATTTCACTAATTGGATTATTCATTTAAAAAAAGTTGGTTGTAATATTTTTTATTTTTGAAATTCTGTCTTTTGCTACGTTGAAATAATGATCATCTAATTCAGTAGTAATACATATTCTACCTGTTTCTACGCAAGCCTGATATGTAGATGCGCTACCTGCAAAATGGATCAAACACGACTTCATTTGGTTCTGAAATAGAAAGAAGGATATTTTTGATTAATGCTATTGGTTTTTCATTTGGATGGATCATGTATGTTGGACTAAGCCGATTAAACCGCATAATTGTAGTTGGTCGCTTACCTTTAAATTCATAACGTCCTTTGGTCGCATAAATAATAGATTCGTGTTGCGGTGCAAATTCACCTGCTAAATCACCCATTCCATGAACACCTTTATCCCAAATTATTTGACTTTTAACAAGGAATCCTGCATCTTTTATTTCGTTCAAAAATGCATCTTGAACATCCCAACGATAAAAACAAATTAGTCTACCACCATCTTTCAGTTTAGAATAAATTGGATTTATCCAATCAATAAATGGTTCTTCATCATTTTTAATTTTAGGTTTCCATTTTGATACGTCAGTCCGCCTGGCGGACTGAAAGTTGATTCCGTACGGTGGATCGGTCAAACAAATGTCAATTGAATTGTCTGGAAATAATTTAATTAAATCGAGACAATCAGAATGAAGTAAATTGGATTGAGTTATATCGATCATATATTTTTATTATTCTTCACTAACATTTCCATCATCTTCAACTCTCAATGTTTTAAAGGTATAACGTTCATCTTCGATTATTTCCCTGATTGAATCTTGAACCTGACCTTTGTTTTTCTTGTTGTCCAAAAAAACCAAGTTCTTGACATTACCGGAGTGCATACCATTAAATACGATAAAATCAACAGGCGAACAAATGTTTTTACAATCGTTTGGATTTAAACCCAAAGGTTTGAAAACTTTATCAAATTGTTCAACGTGAATATCTGCTTCTTGTCTTCCTCGAACCTTCGCTTCATTTTTAAGTTTTTCAATTTTGGTTTTAAGAAGATTTTCTTGTTTGTCCAACCTTTGAATATCTTCATTCAACTTTTGCTTCCAATCCTTATTTGGAAGTTTGTCTTTGAAAATATGACTGTCAGTTGAACGGTAAACCTTATTGCAACAAGGGCAATGAATGAATGTTTTTCTAAGGTTTTGATAAAATTCTATTTGACTATTCATACGTTCTAAATTTAACATTCTTATTCAGAATGGTTTGTTTAATTTGTTTTTGTCCATCCGTTAGTTTGGCATTACCAGTTTTGACATCGACAAAGGTAATATTTTCAACTACACCATTTTCAGTTAAACCTTCAAAGATGATATAGTCCAAAGGATCAAACATTGGCCTACAATCGTTATGATTGAAATTAAATGAATCCAATGATAGAATCAATCTTTCTAAAATGAATCCAACATTGATTGATTTAGTGTTTCTTACTAACCAATCAAAATTACCATTAGTCATTCCTTCTAAACGTTCCTTTTGTTTCTGAACCTTTTTAAGTTCATTTTCATAAAATTCAAGTGAGCGTTCACCAAAGTTTTTATCATCAAACATTTCAACTTCTGAAAGGTTCAATTTTGTTTCACAAAAAGGACATTGAGATTGAAATCCTTCTTGTTTTAAATTTTCAATTATTTGTTTTGGTTTCATTATGCTTTAAATTTTTTCAAATCTTCAGGTTTATTTTCTTCCCAAACCTGTTCAGATTCGCTATAATGAAATACGCGACCATCCTCATGTTCGAGATAGTCAATTCCGTTTTCAATCAAGAAATTTAAAAGTTCGTCTGAACTATGAAAATCTTGAAATTTAATAGTTTTTAGTTTTTTGGTCATTGTTAATATAAATCTTCCGAATAAAGTATTTCTTTTAATTCATTAGTTTGCCCTTGTTCAAAAGCAATTTTTGCGGCTTCTTTCCGACCGACAAAACGGTTTTTTGAAGTTAAAAAACCTTGTTCCTTTTCAAAAATACCAAGTTGTTGTCGTTCTTTGACCAATCCATCGATTTGTTGGAAAATACAACCGTGTCTCCAAGCGCACAAAACCAACCCACTTGTAATACCACTTGGTTGGTATAAATAACTTTTACCATCATCGAACCAAATTGCAGCGCAAAGGATATATTCGGGCTTAGACATAAAAAAGTTTAGAATTTTTAAGTTGAGAACAAAATCGTTCCATATCTTCAATCGGTTTCCCATAATACTTATGAAAACCAACTTTTGCCTTTAAAGGTGAGGTTAATCGTTCAACTATACGAGAACGAACAATGCATGAATCTTTGAAATTTGGTTTCCAGTTATTTTTAAACTGGTTAAATTCAGAAACGTCAATCTTGGTATTTGGGTTAAATCCTCGACGTTTCATTTCTTCATTAACTTCACTCAACCTATATTTCAAATAAAGGACTTTGGGTTTGAAGAAGTTAATATGACCCTTTCCCAATGTAAATTCATCAGGAATTAAACCTTTGATTCGATAACCATCTTTACGCAATGCGCCAGTTATCATGGTAATTTCAACAGACTCTGCAATCAGGTGCTGGTCGGAAAGATAAGCGGGCGAGATTCCGCAGTTAATTCTTGCCAAATTAAATAAATTAAAGTTAAATGAAATAAAAACAGAACCGCAGTAACGATTCGTTCTTTTGTTTTATTTTTCATACCACAAAGATAAGGTAAAATTTTGGAATTATCCAAATGGATTAACTAATCGTTAACGACCTGTCGAGCCAAAGCCTCCGGAACCTCGGGTGGTTTCAGAAAGTTCATCTACTTCAATCGGTTCAATTTTTGGAAACGGTAAAATAATGAGTTGACCGACGCGATCGCCAACTTCATACGTTTTCAAATCAACTGATGCCGTTCCAGCAATTATTTTCTTAAATCTAAATCGTATCGGCCCTCTGAAGCCACTGTCAATCACACCAACGTGATTAGTTAACAATAGATTTACGTTTGATTGTGAACTTCTTGGAAAAATTAATCCAACATATCCTTCGGGAATTTCAACCGAAAGACCAGTATCGTATTCACAATAATAACCACCATCCGATTTTGACCAATTTTTTGAAATAGCGGTCAAATCCATGCCCGCGTCGCCTATCTTTGAATATGCCGGAATTTTCGCGTTAGGATGTAATTTTTTAAATTTTATTTGCATTTTTTAAAATTGATATTGATATCCAACAAACATTTGTTCAAATCCATCACTTAATTCAGTATCAACAAACCAACCTTTATATCCAACTCCAAATTTGAAGTTACCTCTGGTTGAAATTGCGCCCGAAACAAGCCATTTTGATGGTTTAGTTTTAAAAACAGTTTCAGTTCTGTTATAGGTGGTAATTCGAGGTTTGAAACTTAAAAGTTCCCCCAAAGTTTCAATCTCGTAATTCAACTTATAATCCTTACCTTGAATTGAATCTTTGTAAAGGTTCGCATAAATAAAATTATCACCAAGAGTATCAACCCTATAAATTTCAACCAAACGTTCATCAATGATGGTTTTAACCAAAGTATCAGTTCTTTGTTTAATTATTATTTTTGGGTCAGGAACCTTGACAAATATATCATTCACAACGGTATCAGTCTTCACGACAATACGTTCTATGGGCTTTTCTATTGGGTTATATATACAATTACCAATCCAACCAAGAAAGATGCCCAGAATCAAAAATAAGACGTTCTTTACCATAAGTCTTCAAACTCCTTTTCCATTGTAAACCGACGATTGCGAGAACGCCAAGTTGAAGGTCTAAGTTTTCTACCTTGTCGAGACCATAAACCTAACATTTTACCCTTAGCATATTCATGTAAAGATTTCAATTCAGTTTTTACAGTCGAATCCATTTTTGGTTCTTCTAACCACCAAGCCAAACCTTCCGAAATTAAAAGTTTAGTCAAATCAATTTTTTGCAAATCGGAACCAAGTTCTTCTTTTAAGAGGTTCACTTTACAAATCATCCTACCGTACTGGTCACGGAATAATGTTTCAACTTCTACGGTTTGACCTTTAATTAATTTTCTAAGTTCATTTCCACTTTCCCGACCATGAGGTTGATCCTTAGTTACATGATTGGAAATGACTTCGGGAGCATCACAACCGTAAAGTCTAATCCAACTTACTTCCCCATCTTCAAATTGAACTTTGATCGAATCACCATCATGCACCGCTTTGACAACGGCAGTTTTGGTTTCATTTGGAATGATTGAATAACGCATTTATATTTCTCTATTTATTTTAATTGTTTTAATGTTGTTATGATATCATTTAAATACTCATATTCAAACTTAGCAATTACTTTATCATTTATAGATAATTTAATTGTACGTTCATCTGAAAATATAGCAGATACGTTGCCGGATTTCGCGTAATTTCCTTCGGAAAGTTGTTGTTTTATCATTTTTATTATTTTATCTCGGTTCATATTCAATCCTCAAATTGTAAATTTAGAAATATAGGCAGTGTTGTTTTCAGCATATACATAAAAATAAGTTCCGGCTAATAGCGCATTTTTTTCAATAGGATGCGAGTTTCCGTTTAAATGAACTATATAACCTATTTTATGTTTTTGCGACATTTTAGCAGCAGAAAATATGCGTTTAGTCATTTGACTTTCGTCTGAGTTTAAATCGCCAAAACTAAATGTTTTTTGCCACTGAACGTTTGGTTTATATTTAGGTGCTTTCCACGAGGTATTTATTACCTCGGGAACTTCCCTATCGTTTTCAAACATTAACTTTTTTACAATTTCAAGTAATTTATTTCTGTTCACATTTCTCCCTCCAAGAATTGTTTATATTCATAAATATCTCTAAATAACCGTTCATTTGTAAACTTAGTTTTAATCAAACCTTCAAATTCACTTTCGCATATCAAATCATTGTTTATATCAATCAATGTTATACCAAGACCAAAAGGTTTATGTTGGTGTTGAGTGTCAAACATTAATTTAATATATTTTGACATATCCTTATGATCGATTATTTCTATTTTTTTCACATTTCCGTATTTATCATAATACGGAGTTTCTTTCCTGAATACAATAATATGGGCATAAGGAATATTGTTGGTCTGAATATTGGCAGTTTCTCCAAGCATCGATTCAAAATAGTTGTTTGCATTTTGTTTGAAGTTTGAAGTTATAAACTTTACACCCAAACAAAAAACCGAATTGTTATCCTTTACAACGGTTATATCAATATTTTTGTTGTAATATTTTCCAGTTGCCTTAAATTCTTTGTTTCTGTCGCTACAATAAACTTCATATTCAGAACCATATATCGAACACAACACATCTGCAAGATAGTTATGAATTGGCGAAACTTTTTTGGAAGACCGTTTACCGAACTGATTGTAGTTTTCAAATGATTTTTTGACGGACTCGATAAAGTCCAAATGGTTATAGTACATTTAAAAAAAGTCGTTATCGTTTACAGTTGGTTTTTTATTCTTAGGTTCGTGTTTAGTATCGAACGTCCGATTCAATTTGAATTTATTATCAATTGCATACTGAATCCTTAACTTTGCAATTTCAAAATATTCGGGTTCAAGTTCACATCCGATAAACTCAAACCCCAATAATTTTGCTGCCATTCCTATTGAACCAGAACCTAAGAACGGGTCAAAAACAACTTGTGGATTTGGTGTTTTAAATAACTTCAAAAGGTTCAGACACAATTGAATTGGTTTTACGGTAACGTGGTTGTTTTTTACGCCCAAATCACGTTCACTCTTAGAAACTTTTGCACAATAATGATAAAGTTGAATATCCTGCTCGTCATAATCACATCTTTGCAAAATTTTAGAACAGCCCCCAACACTTGCTTCAACTTCTTTACCAAACGGCTGCGCCTTGTATTTACCATAAATTCCATGATGTGGCATAAAGCCATCTTTTCCAGTTTTGCCTACATTATGACTTGATTTCATTGCACCTGATTTACGTTCTCCACTTTGTTCGTCCAAATTATCAGCCATTTCAGAATCGACGAAGGTTTGAGATGGGAATCGGCCCAAGGGCGAAGTTCCAACAGCGTAATCACCTTCATATCCGTAAAACTTCGCAGACGATTTTGTTCCAAATACTCCGTTTCCACCCAATCTTTTATCAGCATTTGCTTCTAATGAAATCCTGTTCCCGTCAATATCCAAAGCGCCGCACAAACATTCTTCATCGCCATTTTCATAGGCCAACGTATCATGCAATGCAGAATTCGTCTTATAAGGCTTTTGGAAGACCATTATTGTTTCATTCTGTTGGGCTGACTTCGTTTCGCAAGTAAAAATGCCAGCAAGATTTTGAACAAAAATTTCGTTTAGTGATTCTAATTTGAGAATTACGTTTGTAAAATTGCGTATTACAGTATTGGCAATTAACTTTTGTAAATTCTCGTTCAGTAATATCTTTTGTTGCGTGAAGTATTTTATGTTCTCCGTGAGATAATAATTTAAGATTTTCAATTCTGTTATCATCTCTGATTTCGTTGATGTGGTGAACATCTTCATTTCTATCCAAATCTCTACCAATATGTTCAGCCATAACTGCCCGATGTTCCAGTATCCATTCAAGTGGGGTTTTGGGGTTTCTGATAAGTACATATCCATCAGTTCTTGTAAATCGTCCGCCAGTCCATTGTGGATGGTTTTCTCCCTTAAATCCGCGCATAGATTCTCCATGACATTTTTTACTACAATATTTCCCAACTTGGCTTGGCGGAGCATAGAATTTACTTCCGCAGTGCAAGCAAAAATTTTTTCGATTTCTTCGACAGACATTTGAGCAATATGGCTTCCACGTTGGGTCTGTAATTGTTCTACTTGGAGCAAGATAAAATTTATTTCCGCATTCGAGGCAATCATACCATTTTCCAAGTCGTTGCTGTGGGTTGTTGTCATTATACATTCTAAAATATCCTTTATATTTTGGGCTAACAATATTCGATTGTCCCAATAAATATCAGGAATTTTTTGAAAGACACTCACAATTTCTTGGGTCTGTTTCAAAGGAGCGATACTATATTTAAACCCGTCGTATTTTTTGGCGAGATCGGATGAAGGTTGGGTAATTGGTTGAATTCCAGTTGCAAACTCATTATAACCTTCTCCCCCATTGGAACTTTTATATATTTTACTTCCAACAACTTCCCGTGCTTCACCAAAATATTTGTCCAAATTTTTTGATAAATCACTTGCCTTCGGAAATGAGCTGGCGAAATACCAATATAAACTTTGTTGTTCAATGAATCCAGAAGAACAAGCATAATATTTATTTAGCATTAATTGCCTATCCATTCCAAACATAACAACCCGTCCACCATGTTTCAAGATACGAAACGCTTCAATGAACCATTCTTCCCAAAATTTACCATCAGGTTGATTCCACTTATTCATGAAATCAACGGCCTTTTTATAATCAGGTTTACCATCTTCTCTGATTATAACTTCACTTCCAAGTGCGTATGGAGGGTCAGTGAATATCAAATCCACTGAATAATCCCCCATACTTTTCATTTTTTCTAAGCAATCAATATTGAATAAATTCATTTACCAACGTAATCTTTTAAACTTTTATAAAAATACATTCCCATACCTAACAATACGAAAAGGGAAAATGATTGCCAATATGTTATTTCATTCCGTTGAAAATAATTTAACCATTGATTTATACAAAGTTGGAAAATATAGGCACTGATGCTAAATATTGAAATAATAATTAAAATAGAAGTTAGTATTTTATTCATACCTGAACGTTTGAATGTTATTTGGTGAAATTGAGTTTAAAATGAAATAAATGGTTTTACAGATGTAATCGATATCAGTATTTTGAACTGTAAATATTTCTGGAAAGAACCTTTGTAAAGGTTCAACCTTATCAGGAACATTATCATCTGCGCCAATGACCAATTTATTATTCAATATCTTTGAAAGCCATTCATTCAGCGTAATTCCAGATATATCATTCTTTAACAGTTCAACCTCAAAATGAAGTTTGACTGGTCGAATAACATCGTAAAGGACGTTGAAAATTACGTCAACTTTTACGGTTTCGGTAAGTTCGGTATTTGTTAGTTTTTTCATAATTAACCTTCACAGTGTAAACAATCTGAAAATGTTGAACTTTTCATATTTCTGGATAAAATGGATTCGGTTCTAACATAATAAAGCGATTTTATACCTTCTTCCCATGCAGTTAAATGAACTTTATTGAACCATTTAGGATCAACATCAGCAGGGAAAAATAAATTTAACGAAATACCTTGATCAACGTATTGCTGCCATATAGCAGCATTTTTTACAAGTTCAAGTTGATTTAATTCATAAGCAGTTAAGAACACTTCCTTTTCATCATTAGTCAAAAAATCCAAATGCTGAACCGAACCTTGATGCTTTACCATTATATCATTCCATAACAATTCAGTATCATATTCTTTATATTTTTTCTGCATCAATTTTTGGAAATGTTTATTTTTTCTAATAAATGTTCCCTTAGCACTTTTTTGAACCCACGCATTACAAATTATAGGTTCTATTCCTTGCGAAACCCCGCCCGATACAAGAGAGTTAGTAGTTGTAGGGGCTATTGCAAACAAAGTAGTATTTCTATTATAATCGCACCACTCAGGATTGCCCAATATTTCGCCCCATTTACGATTATAATTGTTACCGTCTACTTGAAATTTAGTTCCTATTTTTCTAATCCACGCTTTACTTGTTAAACTATTAAAAGGAATCATTTTAGATTGTAAATAAGTGTGCCAGCCCAAAACTCCAAGACCTAACAATCTTGCTTTTTTAGCAAAATTAATAGCACTTTCAAATCCAATTTTACCAGAAGCATCTTCTATATATTGCTCCAAATTACAATCCAGAAATAATAAAGAAAGTTCTATAAATTCTTCATTATCTTTAAACTCATCCCATTTTGTCAAGTTTACGCTTGCCAAATCACACACAACTGTATGTTCAAAATCATGCGGGGCCATGATTTCAGTACAAATATTTGTTCCGTCTATTTTTAAATTGCGACGTTTGAAATCGTCTGGTTTATTTTTATTTGCATTATGATAATTAAAAATATAAGGCTGACCAGTTTTCATTCGGGTAGATAACAATTCGGCCCAAATTTCTCTTGCAATACTATCTCCATTTAAAAGAGATTCATAAAAGTAATCGTCTATTGTAACGCAATGATTGACATTCAATGATTGTCGATTTACATCTCCAATGGGCAATCTAATTTTTAAAAATTCTTTTATATCCTTATGCCTAATGGGTAAATTTATAGAAATAGCGCCTCGCCTGACCGACCCTTGTGATGTTGCAACTATCGCCGAATCATAAACCTTAATAAACGGAATTGTACCTTCGGTAAATCCTCCGGTTGAAATGGGTTCTCCACGGCCTCTAATTTTATCGAAAGTTATACCGACTCCTCCTCCCATTTTTGTCAATAGTGCCGTTTCGTGAAGTTTGTTATAAATTCCGTCAATTGAGTCGGGAACCCTATTGATATAACAACTAATCGTGTATCCTCTGTTTGTACCACAATTTGCTAAAATTGGAGTTGACGGACATAACCAACCTGCCCACATATAATCAAACCATTTAGTTTTAACTATTTCACAATATTTCGTTATTTGATCATCCGACCATTTTGAGTTTTTAACCAGCATCTTATTAAGTTGAGTAGCCAATGCCGTAGATACCCTGACATACATTTCTTTTGGCGTTTCGCCATCCAATAAATGTTGCCGTTCTAAGGTTCTCAACCCTTCTTCAATCATCCACCCCGGATAATCGTGTCCTTCAATCCAATTATTTATCATTTTTAAAATAAATCCTCAGTTTTAAAATCAACCTTAGTATAAGCACTAACTCTTGTTCCGAAAAAATCGCCGAATTCTTGACCGGCACTTAGCGAATCAAACCAAGAAATTCTTTGTAAAGATTCAGTATCAACTTCGAAAATAGCCTCATAACCAAGTTCAATCAATTTAGTATTAATTCTATGTTTAATGAACTGTTTCAAATCAAAAGGATTCAATGTGCGTATAGAATTATCATTAAACAAGTTATCAATAAACTTTTTTTCCAGATCGTAAACCATTCTGGCTGCGTCTAAAATATCATTTTTTACCAATTCCTTTAATCCATCATTTTCTGCGCACAATTGATTAAACAGCCAGCATCCTCCCTCACTATGTAAATTTTCGTCCCTAATGCTAAATGAAACAATTTGTCCTACACCCTTCAATAAATTTTCACGCTGAAATGATAATAAAACCGCAAATGAACTAAATAACATACACCCTTCGGCAAAGGCAGAAAAAATTGCTAAGGACTTTGCTTTGTCTTCTATCGTACTTTCCTCCGGAATATCAATGAAATAATCTATTTTACGTTTGGTATCTTCATCATACAAGAACGATGTAAAATCGTCAAGACCCAAAGTTTCATTTATAAGCGCGTAACTATCCTGATGTATAGCCTCAAAATATGAAAATGTTGAACACATTAAACCAATTTCAGGCTTAGGAAACCATTTAGGTACGTTTCTCCAATAATCACCCACCAAAACTTCCATTTGAGTAAATCCCTTTAATATACCTCCAATTACTGCCTTTTCAGTTTCAGTTAAATCATTGTTCCAATTTTGTAAATCTTCCCCAATTTTGATTTCATCCTTTGTCCAGTGAACTAATTGTTCATTTCGGTAAAAATCGTATGCTTGTTGATATTCAAATGGTCTATAATAAAGTCGTGTATCAGTTAATGCCATTTTTCTCCTTGTTTCTAAAATGTTTATCGTAATATTTTTCTAATCTTGTAAATTCTTTTTTATCTTTTTCCCATTCACCTGATAACTGCGGGTAAAATTCCCAAAACATTCCAGATTTGAGTAATTTTTGATGTCTTTCAATCATTTTCATTTAAAACAATTGTTTTTTACGATTTTGCTGTCTTTGATATTCTTCGGCTGCAACTTTTTGCTGATATTCTGAATCACTCATGGTTTCATTTTTTGTTTTTTGTCCTTGTTCAGATTCAGGATGATAAAACTCAATGATGGGCGAATAAGTATCAAATTTTCCCGGAAATGTTAATCCGTCTGGGCCTAACCTTGACTTTGATAAATATAACCTTGCTGTTTTATTCACCTTATCCTTTCTCCGTCTGGAAAGTGACATTACAACATCGGCAGCAAATATTTTTGCAAATGAATTTGAAATGCCCGAATTTTCGATAATATCAACATCGCTATTTTGCCTATTTGTTTGGTCAACAACCCAGCAAGCAACACCAAACCTTCCAGCCAAACCTCGAATATCAGTATAAAGTTGGCCTAAAACTTTATCGTCACGTTCACCTGTAAAATCAATCTTTAAAAGTTCTGGATAGTCAATTATCAATAAATCTGGCTTATGCCCTGCTAAAACAAATTTTTCTAAATGCGCTTCCAATCCAGTTAAACTCAAAGTCGAGGGCGGAAACTCTTTAATGAAAAGTTTACCTTTTAACTTTGAAACTGTATTTTTAACTTGATCCTGATGATATTTTAAATCGTCAAAAGGGATATTATTCAGAAGGGAATCGTATCGTTTAGCAGTATAAATATCCGCCAATTCCAAAGTATAATGTAAGACAGTTTTTCCTGCTTTTACTGCGTTTGCGCCGAGTTTAGTCAAAAACCATGATTTTCCTAATCCACTCGGTGCGATGATGATCCCCAAACAACCTTTCGGCAATCCTCCGTTCGTCACTTCATCCAATACTTCAAAACCAGTTTTTACTCGTTCAGGTTCTGCTTCTTCCGTATATCGATATTCAACATCATCAATAAAATTGTGACCGAAGTTTTGATTTACAATTCCTTTTTGAATAGCAACTTTGAACCTTGATAAAATTGAATCGTAATTACCTTGTTGGAAATCATTTATTGAACTTTCAAATGCTTGTTTAATTGCCTGATTTTGACCAAATTGGATTGCCGTTTCTTTGATGTATTTTAAGTCACTACTTTCAATTTCCTTAAACGCTTCTTTGAGTGAATTTACAACTTCCTCTCTTAATGTTTGAGTTTGAGGAATATTTGAAATTTGAATCTTGAATACGTCAATGGTTGGAAGTAATTTGAAAACTTTGAAATAATCGTAAGTTTTTTCAACTAACCACTTCAATGCCGGACTTTCAAAATAATCAGGTTGGATTAAATCTAAACTTTGAGTTAAAAAATCTCTGTCCGTTATTAATGCAGTCAGAACCTTGACTTGAAATTTATACCCATACTGATTTAAGTTGTCCATACGTTTAAACCTGAAAATGTCATTAACAACCACTCATCAACATTTTTGAAAACAGTAGCCAATCCATCTTCCATCATTAACTTTCGTATCTGATAGTTGTTTGTTTTACTTATTTTTGGATTTTCCAACCTTTCAAACAAATTTATCTTAGTTGCACCGGAAATATCAGTTTCCTGTAATTGCATCAAATAATAATTTCGTTCAAGTAATTGTTCGTTTTCAACTATGTTTTTGAATATTTGTTTTGGTTTCTTTTCTTCTTGAATTTTTTGTTTACTTTCTTCAATTAACCTTTGAATGGAAGTTGGTTGTGGAAACGATTTAACCAATGTTTTCAAACCAATTCCCGGAACTCCGTCAATGTTATCACTTACATCGCCCGTTACTACCCTAAACGTTAAATATTCTTCCGGCGTAAGGTTCAACTCCTGATAGAAATTTTCATTTGTATAAAGTTTCTTTTTGACAGGTGAATAAATTTCAACGTTCGGACTAACTAACTGTAAAAAGTCTCTGTCCGTACTTACAATTCGAACCTTTGAATCCAAGGGTTTGAAATATTGCATAGTCATATACGCAATTACATCATCTGCTTCAACGTTCGGAACACAATAAACTTCGACTGGTAAATTTTCAAAATACTTGAATATTTGAGCCATCTGCGTTCGCATGACCTGTTTTTCTTCCTCTACACTTGAAAATAAATCCTTCCTCAAACCACTTGAACCATTACGGTTGGCCTTGTATTCAGGAAACACTTTTTTACGTCGTTGTGAACCTCCACTTCCATCCCAAACTAAGATACATCTCGTTGGTTTGAAATCTCGAATGTTACTTCCAATTGAACGTAAAAATCCAAGTATCCCCCCAATATAATCACCTCTTTCTGAAATGTCGGACATTGAAGAGAAAATTCTCATGTAAGAATTCAATGAGTCGATTATTAAGACTCTATCATTTCTGGTTTTATTCATTCAAAAAACCGTGTTATCGAATTTTTATTATCAGGATTTATCAAAGAAAATACTAACCAACCAAGTATTACCAACAAACCAATCGCAACCACGACAAATCCTATTTTAGCAAGCCAAGCAACAAATGAATGTGCTGTCGAACTAAACTCGGATATTAATTTACCAATTGTTCCGATCACCCACAATACAGTAACCAGAAATATACTACTCCATAAAATTCGAACTAAGTTAAGCATCTTTTTCTAAATTATTTTTGAGAAAGTTATAAACCATTTCTATAAATCGTTTACGTTTTTGTTCATCATCAATTATATATTCACTTTTGAAATCCGATGGTAATTCAGAATCCAAAAATTCACTTTCAAGTGAAATTGTAAGTTTCCAATTCCCATTTTCAAGATGGTGAGAATTTACAAGTACGTCAAATTCTTTTTTCATAATAATCCATATTTTCGTTATCTAAAAATACAATTTCTTGGGTATTCTCATCGCAGAAAAATCCAACCAAAGGTTTATCTAAACGAACTGTTAATTCGGTATCATCAACATCTGAAAATTCAGAAAAAACAACATCGTAATTCAAGTATTGATCAGGCACTTGATGTAAAAAATCAATTAAATTATTTAATTTCATATATCAATCTTCGTTTGTTACTTCAAGTTCAATGTCGTCAATTCCCAATTCTTCTTCATCTTCACCTGTATCATATTTCATAATATATTCATCACAAATTTGTTTATAAATTCGTTCCTTTAATTCCGGATTTTCAGTCAATAAGGCCTTGAAATCTTTGGATTGGAATTTTTTTGTAATTTCTTCACCCGTTTCTTCATCTACAAATTTATATGTATAACTTGAACCGCTTTGACCAATGGCTCCCAATTCTTTCAAACAAGTCAACCAACTTCCATAATTGTCAATACCACTATCGTAACGAACATCAAAGGTTATTTTCCTACGAGGCGGCCCCAATCTATTTTTAACAACCTGAACCTGAATACGTTCACCAATTGCAGTATCAATCCCGTTAATTTTACCTTTGATTTGTCCTAATTTTGACAATCTCAAACGAGTAGATGCAGTGAAGGGAATTGCTTGGCCCCCCGAGGTTGACCATTTATCAGCGCCGAAACCAATAGCATTCATGTTAGCACGAAGTTGATTAATCAACACCAACAAAATTTTTCTACCAGCAATTAATGACGGGATTTTTCGCATTGCCTTTGAGTTAACAATTGCTTTGGTAGTTGCGTAACCATCCTTTTCGTAATCTGCTTCCAATTCAGCCAATGTACTTGCACCCATAACTGAATCAATTACAATAACAACTGGTTTATCTTTATCAGAAGCAATTGTTTTTTCAATAATCATTTCTACTGCTTCATAAATTTCTTCTAATGCACGAAGTTTATCAGTGTAAATAACCTTTTCAGGGTCTAACCCGACTGAAACGTAAAAATCAAGCATACCGACTGCCTTTTCGGTATCGAATAGAACCGCAAGGCCCCCCATTTTTTGACATTCAGTTAATATGTGCGCTGCTAACAAACTTTTGCCGCTGCCTTCTAAACCACTTAATTCCACAACCGTCCCAAATCCTAATCCGCCATGAGGTCTATTTGAAATTGATAAATCTAAAATATCACATCCAGTGGGACACCAACTTTGAATCATATTCGCTGCCGATAAAAATTCAGCAGCGTTAGGATATTCCTTAAATTTTTTATTTATAATCGAAAGTACATCAGACGCTAAATCATCAATTCTTTCTATCTTCGTAGGTTTTTCAGTAGTTTTTTTCGCCATTAAGTTTTCATTTAAAAAGGGATTTAAAAAATAAGGGAACCAGTTTTTGAGGCTGATTCCCCATTAAATACACAAACAAACAATTATTTACTGTTCAACAAATCTTCAAATTGTTTTTCAATATCAGAAACATCAACTTGTGAAGTAGGTTGTTTAGGTTCAGAACCCGGAACTTGGAAGTTTGTCATATCAAAACCTTCGTTTGTAGCAGCGTGATTTGTACGAACATTGTTAGGATTTGAAGGAGTTTGTTTAACTTCTGGTTCAACCTTCAAATACTTAGCAAGTGCGTCTTCAAGTTCTTGTTCAGTTGGACAAGTGAACAATTCAGCCACATTTGGCATATTTTTGATTTTATCCAAAACTTCCGGATCATCTGTTGCTACGGTTTGATTTGGTTTAACCACAATAGTCGTCTTACCAAATTCTCCCTCTTTTGATGGCGGAGTATATTTGACAGTCATATCGCGACCAGTCTTCAAACTGGTAATATCACCATAATCATCGTCCGCCATAATTTCCAAAATTTGATTGAAAATTGTCTTTGAAAAGCCCCAAAATTTAACACCATCACTTTCTTGACCTCGAACCAAAACTGGAACGTAAACGCGATCCTTTGGCATTAATTTACGTTTAATCTGCATCTTAGTGACATATTCTTCTTTTGAAAGTTTTCCACCAGAAGTTAGTCCGTTACAATATTCAACAATTGGGTCATGTTTTTGAAAGCAAGTTGGCGAAATCCATGTTTTTCCAAAATCATAATAAAAGTAAAGTTCTGCAAATGGATAACCTTCTTCGGTATAAGGGTTTGGCAGAATTCGAATCTGATCAGTTAACGAATTTCCTTTGTCGTCTTTGGTTTGTCCGGGTTTCCAAAAAACGTTGTTACCTCCGCCTCCTGAATTTGAAGGTTTTTGTGCTTGTTTGTTAAGTTCTGCAAGTTTTTGTTTAATTAAATCAAGTCCTGTTGGTTTTTGCATAAGTTTTCCTAAGTGGTTTAAATTGGTTAAAAAAGTAAGTAAAATTTCCCTTTAAGGGAGTTAAAATCGTTATTTACAAATATAAGTAATTTTTTTCAGAAAGTCAAGTCCATTAACAAAAGATTAGGAAATAATTCATCATTTAATTATTTTTTCCGATAAACAAATACTGCTTGTTCAAATCCTATTGTATCCACATCTGATTTATATATATCTACGCCCGATGTTTCATTTGCAATTTCCACAAGAACTTGTCCGGAGGCTTTCAATATATGACCGGCGGCTGCGATAGCCAATGAATGGTGCAAATAATCTGGAACAGCATCTATGCCAATCCCGGCAATAACATCATCTATATATGATGTTTCACTTAGTGACGCATTTATAATGTGATTAATTACTGCGCTTTTCAATTCTAATTTTTTCATAATTTTATTTGTTTTAATTCGTGATAATTTTTTCCTGCTTTAACGTGAAAGGGTATTCCATCAAATACTTGGATTATTTCATTTAAAGTTTCTTTTCCGTCCGAAATTGAATAATCAAACAGGAAAGAGTCATAAGTGTAAAGGATTAGTTTTGTTTTTTTATGTTCTAACCGTTTGTTCAACTCAGACAACAAACTTGTATTAAATTCAGTTTCCAAATTTTGAAGCATATAGTTAAACAACTTTGTTTGGGTTAAACCTTTGATTGTAATTTTTCTACCAAACAAAAATGTCGTTAGTTTACCCTGCTTATATTGTTCATAAATGTTATGTTGAAGTTGTTTAATTGATTTAAATGGTTCAACATTTACAAGATTTTCGTCAACCCCACCATATATCTGTTTGAAGGTATATTCTTTCGGGTTTACATCGGGAGGATAAAAAGGTTCCAATTCCTTATAAATGTCTTTGGGGAATGATTTTTCTAAAATCAAATAAATTAAATACAAGTGGAAGCCACTTAAATCTATTTCAAATAAAAATCCATCTTCATATCTGGAAACGAACCTTTGCCTTGAACCATCTTCTTTATTTAAGGCAGCATAATTGATATTGTTGAAGTGGTTTGATGGGCGACCTGTTAAAGTGAAAGGATGGTATTCTGAATATTCAAACATTAATCAATTAAAGTTTTAAATCGAACCAAATATGCTATATCATTACCATATTGAACCGATGGATACCAAGCAATTAATTTTCGACTATTCCACCATTCTAATTGAGATTTATAAGATTTGTCATTAATGAACAGTCTTCTTGAAATGACAGTGAACCTTGAAATCCCAACAACAACTTTGTCGTCAAAAATTATATTATCATCGTAGGTTATTTCACCTATTTCCCGATTAAAAAAGAAACTTGGGCGTTCAACTTGAACAAGGTTATTTCCATGAAGTCCTATTGATTTCAAATCTTCAAGAGTTTGCGTTTCTATTTTAGGAATCAAGTTCATTTGATTTATAAAATGATAAACAAGTACAATCGTTTCCACCCTCAGATTCAACCCACGCTCGATATAAAAATCCATTAATTTCGATAAATTCAAAATCAGAAATGCAATCATATTCATCCAATTCACAATTAAACGAAACTAAATCGTCGGGGTTCAATTCGTAACCATCAATAATCATATATGCATATTCTCCACCAGTATCTTCTTCCGGAGTAGCAATATATCCGTTTTCAAAAGTAATTTTTTGAATTTCTGAATATTGACCTTTATGAACTTCTTTAACTTTAAAATTTTTAATATATTTCATATTTCAATATTTAATTTTAAAATGACTATCCGCATATTGTACCCCAAATCTACCCGCCCGCAAATTATTGCGTAAGTCATTGATTATCAATGATTAAATATTTTTGTTTTAAAATACCGGCTTTTTGTTTACCTTTGGTCATCACTCAAAGCACTTTCAATTATGGCTGAAAACAATAACAACACCAATTCGACCACAAATAGCACCACTACTACCACTCAAACCGAACAAACTCCTGCCGCTCCCACTCAACCACCCTCGCAATGGTCTATGAAATATGCTTCTGTGTAATTCATTTAGTTTTATCTTCAATTATTTCAGTTTGAGCATTTGCCTGAACAGATGCGATTCCATTATAACACGCTGCTAAGGAAGCATATTTTTGACTGGTAGCAATTACGAAACCGTTTTTCGCTTTTAACTGAAAATAAAATCTTCCGGCCTTTGCTTGTAAAACTTCGTATTTAGCCATTATTCTATTTTTTATAATTCAATATTCAATTTCTTCATTTTCAATATCAAATTTACGGCCGGAAGTATAATCGAAATCAACATTCATTTTAAAACGATATTTTATAAACATTTCGTCTGGTACAATTCTATGTGCAATGTTACTAAAAATTTTAAAAAATAATTTATTAATATGTGAACAAGTTTCATGTTCACATTCATTAAATGGGTAAATACCTTCAATTTCTTTTGGGATTTTACCATGAAAAAAATCGTAATGAATTTCGACTATTCGTTCATTTGGAGTATTTACTAAAATTCTACCAATCTCTTGAGCATATTGTCGTAGTTTAAAATCTGTAATAATCATATTTCAATATTTAATTTTCTTTAATCCATAATGTTGGAAACGCAAACGTATTACCTTCTTTACCCAAACCATCAACATTTATTCGTTTATTTGTTCGTCCACATATAACATATTCAATATTATTTTTATCCAATTTTCCGGTATAATTAAAATGTTTTTCTCCACATCTTCCACACTTATCAGTCTTCCATTTATTTTTAGTTTTTCTCATATTTCGATATTCAACTGTTTAGCAATTTGTTTGACTTTCATTTTGGTATCATAATGGAACTTGAAAGTTTTCTTATTTTCATCTGGTGTAAATCCCATTCTTTTCAATTATACTTAAATTTTCAAGTAGTTTATCATATTGTTTCAAAGTTTCGTCAGGTTCGTAATTTTTAACATTTATAACGAACTTATCCTTTAATTCTCTGCACCATTCTAACCATTTCATTATGGGGATATAATCATTTATATTTTCAACGCTTCTAAACTGGTTCCAATAACTTCTTATTGTAAAAGGAACCTCAACTTCTAACTTCTCATTTGTTTCTAACCAAAAAGCCATTTGAGCATCATAATTTTGCCCACAATCGTTTAAGTATTTTTTCTGATATATGAAGTTGTCTTGACCTATAAAGTCGCTTAGAATTGAAATGTGAAGGTTCTGTGCATCGTTATGGTTGAAAGTTAAAATACATTCGTCAAAATTTTCTAAGTCGTATGCGTATATGAATGAAAGTCGATTCAGTACCCAATGTTTCTTATGGTCTGATAAAACTGGAACGATTAATTTCCTTTTTTGCTTCCAACCTTTGACTTCATCATTTTCCTCAATGAATTGCATTTAAAAACGTTTTTCACAAGTATAGGTTAAAACCTTGACATTTCCAAATGTTTAACATTTCATTTAGAAAGGAGTCGCTAATTTGAAAATATCCTTGGTAAGTTTCCCGTCTTGGTTCACAAACTGAAAATACCTACCAAACCAATCATACTGACGGTTTTTTAGACTGGTTTCAAGTATGTTTTTAAATTCGTTGTAATTGTTCTTTTCCTTTGCTGCCATCAAAGCATCTTGAAACTCTTCGTATTTTGAAAAAGAACGTTCAGTTAAAATTTTTGATATTTTCATTTTGGTTTCCTTATAATAATTCGTTTTGGGTATTGTTCTTCAATTTCCCAATCTTTGGGTATAAACTTTTTAATCAATCGCATCGAGAATAAATATCTTTGGTGACTGACTGGGTTGAATACTAAAAGTTGAGCAAAATCTTGTTGTTTAAATTTAGGAATAATTTCATCTCTGAAAATTTTTGCAACTGTATCACTTCTCTTACTTCCAACAATTCCTGAACTATTTTGGGGAAGTTTATTGTAAATTGGAATTCTTGAATTTGGTTCATACCAAAAAGTTTTGAACTCGCAAAAATTTTCAGTTTTACCTAAACTTGAAGTCATTATTGCGGTAAAAATAATTCCATCATCATCTTTAAACCTATAACAGCCCCTGTCATAAAAATATTGATAAGCATTTTCCGGATTCAATAATTCTCCCAATAACAACGCAGTCGTTATATTTGCTTCATCAAGTGAATCAATTGGATGATATTGTCCCTTTTGATTATACTCCTCAATCAATTCATCTAAAATATCATTTAATTTCAAAACATTAATCCTCCTAAGTTGAACAACTCTGGCCGCTCATCTCTAATTTTAAATTCAAGTTTATTTATCAATTTTATATATTCTTCATACGAAATTTCATTTAATTCAAATTGGTTAAATATTTTCCAAAATTCAACACATTCAAAATTTTCAAATTCGCATAAAAATTCTAAATCATAATATCCCATTTCTTCAATATGTGGTCTATTCATCTATAAAACTCCAAAAAGTTGGTTAAATAAGTTTGAATGTATGGGAATTTAGGAATACTTTTTTGAACCTCCAATTCATTCAAGTAACTTGCGTCTTTGGGTTCTATTTTTGAAATTCGCCATTCCAATAAAAGTTTGTTCCAAATCACTCCGTTTATTCCCGGGTTATTTTCATTGTTGATTGAATTATATTGTTGTCCATCTATTTCCATTATGGTGTTTAACGGACTGTTTCTTTTTTGAACAAAGAACCTTTGAATCTTTCCTCGTTTGTAATCTTCGTCCGTTACTTGGGGGTAAAATAAAATAGGAGGAATATAACGATTAATTTCACTTTCGGTTATTTGGTTGTACCTTAAAATATCCAGAGTTGGAGTGAATCTTTTTTCAAATAACTCAACACTTAAAGGTTCAGGTTGACTTCCTGAAAATCTTTGTCCTGTTGGTAATATATGAAATAATCCAACATAATCTTCACCATTCCTCAATACAAATTCATTGCCACTGGTGTATTTTCCAGTAACAATTTGATGTAAATTGAAGTATGGTTGCGATATACGAGGCATTATTTTAATTTGCTCCTATGTTCTTCTCGTTTAATATCATAAAGTTTATATGCAGATTTCAAGATTCTGCGTTTCATTGGTTCGTCTAAATATTCCCATCCGCGTAGGTTATCTTCTACAATACCGACCAAATCACTTTTACGAATATAAATGGTAATGTGTTCGGCCAATTCAGCAAACCTTGCCCAAACTTCATGTGGAAGTTTCAAATATGAATAATGTGATTTGTACTTTGATTTATAATATTCCTGACTTTGTTTATCTTGGGTGTATTTTCCTTTACTTCTTAAATCATCATAAGCGTGTTGAAGTTCATGTACAAGTATATTTCTATATATCTTTTTTATATCTGAACCTTCTGGTGCGGACAAATATTCAGTTTCGCTTAATGCTATTAATTTATATGGCCCAGAATAATAACTTTTACGACCTGCAATTTCTACTTCGATGTCAGATTCAACTAAGTTTTTAATATATTTAAAATTGTTATTTTTAAACTTATTCAAGTTCAATGTAGTATCAAACAATCGATCTTCTGGAATTTTTGAAAATTCTTCCAAAATTAAATCAGTCAATTGATATAACTCACTATTTTCTTGAACTCCCTCGATTATAAATTTAATTTTCATTTCATCTTATCCAAGTTTACAACATAACCTTTGACCGTATTTTTTCCGTTTTCGATCAAGTTTACTGTTCTGTGATGTCCATCATGTAAATACAAGTTTCCTTCAAACTTAAATACATGAATAGGTTTATAATTTTCCAAATCCATTTGGGTTCCTTTTCTGTCAAGAACCTTTGATTCAACTTTCTTTTGCCCTATTTGAATTTTGTTGATGGGAATATTCATCAACTTCCCATGTTCTTTAAAGAAATATTCATCATGTTGGTTGTTTAACGGATAACCTTTTTCCTTGCACATCTCACGACACTGATTCAATTTTCCTTCATTTTCTTTTTTGTAATTATCGAAGAACTTTGAAGTGCTTTGTTGTATTTCTCTTAAAATTGTTCTTATTTTCATAATTGAATATACTCAATGTTTGGGTAATATCCTAAAATCCCATCTATTTTACAGCTCCAGTCGGATTGTTGAAATGAATGCGTTACTCTTGAAATCATAAAATATGAATTTAAACTCGTTCTCCATTTTCTCGGAACTTGGGTAGTTGAAATTGCATTACCCGGTGTAAATCCCCAAGTACCATCAATTTCCAAACTTATGGACATTCCCGGATAATGAACTTTTTCGTCAGTTCCTGTTTTTGGGTTATTATTGTGAAGCCGAGTCATGACTGCTTTTAAACCATTTATTTCTTGCGGGTCGAAAGAGTTTTTACCTAAATTTCCCGGATTTTTAATAATTGCGTCTTTATCGGTTTTGGCTTTCGAATATTCACTTTCACGAGTTTCTTTTAATTTATCAGTACAATCGCGAATTGCGGCTACTGAATCTCCTTTTTTACTCGAACCTACAAACATTGCTGCTCTATATTCTTGTGACCCGACGTTTGATTGAACGTCACAAGTTCGAGTTGAACCGTCTCCGTCAACCGGATCAAATACAACGCATTGAAGTTTATCACTTACACCATAATTTTCACAAACGACGATTAAACTTTTCAAATCATCAGGATTTTCAACTATTTTCAATGAAATAGAACCTCCGCTTGCAGAAGAAATGTGGTCTGAAACTTTGTCGAAAAAGTCAATCACGTTTACAACTTCACTTTTACTTGAATTCAAATTATCTGTTGAATCTGCGTTCGCTTCACGTTGTTTGGTTGCGTCGTTAAATGCGGAAATAACAACATCACGATGCACTAAAATATTCTGAATTTTAATATCTCCGCTACTGTAACTTTTAACTGCACCTAAATTTTTACAATCAGAATCAAAGTTTTTACCTTGACCACTATCATTTTTATAATTCCCGTTTCCGAGCAACAAAACAGTCAATGGGTCACCACTTGTAATTCCGTCAGCAATTTTACATTTAGAATAAATGGGATGAAACTCAATTTTCATTTCATTGAATTTATTTCTTTCGTGCGCAATGCCACAACCTTTGGCTTTTAAAAGTTGGTCATTTATCATCCTGTTAATGATATAACCAACTGTAACGTAGACTTGGTTATTCGTCGATTCAATTTCTGTCTTGGTTAACCCTAAATATTTTGAAATTGAACCAATCCATGCGCCAATTTTTCCCTGCCAATCTCGAATATGATCACCTCTATAAACCACAATTCCAGCACTTTTATCCTGCGATCCCGGACGATAATCAATAAATTCAGTTATAACTTCACCGTCTTGTAAATCATCAATTGAGGTTGTTCCGTTTTTTTCTGAATCAGAAGCAATTAATTGTGCAATTCCTTTGACCGGATTTTGACTTTGACCGCCTCCAAATTCAAAAATAATATATTTCAATGGGCCGGAACTTGAACTTTGTCCTGTTCCATCATTACATCCATTACAAACAACCAACTGCATATCCAACGTTTTTACTGCTTCGGCGGCAGAAACAGCAGTAAATTCACATAGCCAATGACCATCTTGGGTTGTGTTGAACGAAAAAGTTGCAACTGTAAAACCTTTTAATGTTTTTCCGTTTCCGTAGCCCCAAGATGGATTTTCATACCCGAAACTGACATCTATCTCATTTCCGGGCAAAAGAAAATATCTTTGTATTTCTTCAAAATCTGAAATTTTATAACATCGAATCCTTCCGGTAACTTTTCTCGCCATTCCATGCTCTCCACTATATTCAACCACAACGCTTTCAATATCAGGAGCGGGTTTAATTGATCCCCCCGAGTAATATGTCGCATCTATTTTTTCAGTTTTAATCGGAAGTTGTTTTGATTCTCCACCGCCACAACTTTTATCATATCCTGTCAAAGTAACCCAAGCAGGATTTCTTACCGATACACTTTTACCATCCTTGGTTTGAATGTAATCACGGTTATATAGTTGCCTCCTTGATTTGAGGACATTTATAATATCACCTTCTTTCGGATTACGTCTATATAAGGATTCTGACATTTAATTTTGTGCGTCTAAAAATAATTGTTCTATTTCATCTAACCTTAAATCAGGTATTCTCAATCTAATTCCAACTGGAACCCTAATGGTTGCATTGTGAAGTTTATTGGCCTTTGCAATCAATACCCAATACCGGGCATCTCCGTAGTATTGAAATGAAAGTAAGTCCAACCTGTCACTTGATTTACTAATGATATAGGTATCACTACTTTTCTTTTCCAATTTTGGATAATAAAGCGAAGAAAACCTTCGTTTTCCGTTTTGGGTATGAATTATTTCGGTAAATTCGTCATATCTTTGCATTTTTATTTCCCAACTCGTTCTCTATCAACAATATCAATAGTTGATGCGTTAAATATAACATATTCTCTTCCATTATTTCCTATCAATCCTGTTATACCAGATTTTAATAACAATTGAGAAAGTTCTTTATCAGTTATCGGAAACACCCGCAGTATTTTGTTATATAAATCAAGACCATTTTTGTGTCCTTTGATGACATTATTATCCATAATATAATCTTTATGACTATCACTCATATTATTTCCATCACTATTAAGCATTTTATAGGAATGTATATTCGTTTTTATCATATCCAAATTATTTTTAACTGACTATCCGCATATTGGGTACTAATTTCTGTTTCGGTAAGGTTGTTATATTTCATATTTATTTTCTATCTTTATTATGTCTGCATCAAATATCACATAATCAACTCTTGTACTACTTATACTTCTTTTTAAACCAACTATACTATTGCTAAGTAAAAACAAAGATGCTTTTTCATCTCCTCCTAATACCCTTGACAAAGTTCTATAAAATAAAAATCCAGAATAATCAAATTGAACAAGTTCGTAATCATTAAAATCTACCTTTGGTAAAGAATTATCTTTAATATAATCGTAATACGAGTTAAATTTATTAATATTAAAATCTTTATTATATTTTTTATAAACCGATTCTACAATCTTGCTAACTATATCCCTTTTAACTGGTTCACGGAAATCAATCAAAGTCACGTCATTGCCTTTGGAAAGTGTAACTTCATAAATATATTTACCATAAATTTTAGCAGATTCTTTTGAGTTGGTTAAATACAGCCCCCAACCATCTATTTGCTTCCCACTCCCACTTCCCATTTTTGATGTAGTAAATTTATCAAAACTATATGAACTGCCATGATAAAGAGTTTGTTTTTCATTTTCATATAGGTTTCTTTTACCAGCAGTTTGTTCATTTATAATATGCGATAAAATTTTTCTTAACTTCATTAAGCATTCCTTTTCTCATAAATATCAACTTAGTACCCAATATGCGGATAGTCAGTTATTTTTATTAACTTTTTTATCATCTGATAAAAAATTATAGGGTTTGGAAACTTTAACAGTATAAACAATGCCCGTTTTCCCAGTAACAGTTGCATAGTGATCGGCAACACTTTTATCTTTTGTTAAATATATACCATATCCATACTCGTCGCCGCCTGTTTTTTTACTATTATCTTTAATATTATTATCAAATTTGTCGATATTATACTGCGTACCATGATAAAATATATCGTTTAGTTCATTTAATATTTTTTTATTTTCATGTTAACCCATTACCTTTAAAATAAGTTCGTCATATCTTTGCATTAGATCAAATACCTCTGTGCTGCATCAGGTCTGTAACCTTGGCTATTTGCCAAAACCTTGATTGTCATGTTAATGTCGGTGTAAAGTGGCCTATTTTCGATCCAAGGATTTTCTCCCTTCCAATCGTATGTCAAGTTGGTTATAACGCCATATCCCTTGAAAAGTTGCCCGATCTGAAAAAGTACATGCGGAGAATTATAACCCTGACCGCTCTTATATATCGGATACGTCATTCTCCCCAATCGGGCAAGTAAAAAATCATGGTTGTTCCGATGTTCACGTTCGTCAAATCCCACAAGAAAAAAACTTAACTGGATTTGCCTGTTGGCACCTGCATAAAAAACTTTTGGATCGGCCCTTCCCATATCAAAAAATTCTGAATATGATGGACTCGATGAATCATTCACCGAAATGATATGAGCCTCAAATTCAAGTTTCCATTCTTCTTCCGGTAATGCGCCAGTTCCCGGGTCATGTCGATGGAAATAAAAAAGTTCTTTTGGAAAATCTGTTCTTGGTCTGGGCATTGAAATAACCTTATTGAATCAATGAATATAATACATTTAAGGCTGCCATAGCATCAGATTTAGT